CCCTTACTATAGTACCCTTAAAACGTCGCCAAACGTGTATTATGCAACATATCGAATATTCGATAGTATGAATACGATAATCACATACTCGCATGCACACATACTCGCATGCACACATACTCGCATGCACACATACTCGCATGCACACATACTCGCATGCACACATACTCGCATGCACACATACTCGCATGCTGTCTATAATGTATGATATACAGTATATGCAAACGATTATATTCTAGCTTGGAATACTTCGCATAACCATCGACTTCGCATAACCTATGGTTATGCGAAAAAAGAGCGCAAACGCTCGTCCAAATGGTTATGCGAAAAGGTTATGCGACATAAAATCGACTGTAGTGGTGTATGCTATGTACGACTGTCATCCCTCTCCTCTAGCTCATTACGAGTCGATCAATCAATCTATCTAACAATATCTACGAAAAACTCTCCATAACTATGCAACATCTCTACAAAAATGCAGCAAAAGTTGCAAAAACTTTTTCCGCTTGCAGCGCCCACCTTCCCGCAGATTTCGTGTCTGCTAATCATCACTACCCCTGTGGGATCGGCAAGGAGTCAGGACGAAATCAATAATGTACTAGGACGAAAGACAACAATGTACTTGGATAGAAATCAGCGAGAATATTTTTTATCGACAAATTAGTCTAGATGAGTATTGACACGAGATAGTTTGTGTGCTATGATACCTGTGTGCTGAGGGAGACCAAAAGCAGACTCATAGTAGATCCTAATGAGAGCAAAGAAGAAAGGGGATAAAAGATTATGGCGCTGGAATACGTGGGCTGGAAAGCAATCTGTGATACCTGTGGTAAGGTCGAGTGGATTTCTGCAGGCACAGAAACAAGACCAGGACTTTTGGTGGAAGGGGCTTGTGGTGCTATTGATCATGGGTGGGGCTACCAATTTTTGACAGATATTCCTTTAGTTACAGATGGATATGCTCGCTGGTTATGCCCAAGTTGTTACAAGAAAGAAAATTTGTTTGGCAGGTTTGAGGTCGAAAAAGATGAGTAGACGAGAGCAATGTGAAAAGATGTGGACTGCAGTAGAGCGTGCTCGTGTAGCAATGAAGGATGTATCTTTGACAGGCAATAAGTATCTTGACGATCTTTATGATGATGCTGTTTGGGCACTTGAAATTCTTGAAGAAGATATTATATCTTTTGTTTACGAAGAGGAAGATAAGGATGTCAGATAAACTATGTGCTTTGGTAAAGAAAATTAAACTAGCAGAAGAAGAACTTAAAGCTTGTATTGATCGAGCAAATAGAAACGAAAGTAAATGGGCAAAATGGATAGATCCACAAAAAGATAAACAAGTAAAAAAGAAAGATGAGTAATGAATAGAGAAAAGCTAGTAGAGATACGAAAGCGTTGTACGGGTGCTCGTAATGGAGCTTGTCAAACCTGTGACTGGATTGCTGGTGATTACATTTGTGAGACTTGTATTTCTGAGGATATGGATTACGTCTTAGCTCTGCTCGATGAGGCTGATGCGCGTAATGCAGAATTGCAAGCAAGCAGAGAGCGTGTGCGTTTAGCTCTTGTTACTTTAATGCACTTGGATGTTGGTGATAATTTGGAAGACGCTATAGATACGCTGGAATATTTTGGACGTAATGATCTTGATCCAGAATGTCAGGCTGTTGCTAGAGTGTTTCGTGCCTTACTTCCTGACGATCTAAAGAAAGAAGAAATTAAAAATGATAAAGCAAATTAATCTTGTTAAAAGTATTTCTTTGGTAGGACTTTCTTCACCAATTATAATCAGATGTGAATTAGAAGATGATTGGCTTGTAAGTGAGTTTGTTATAGATGTTCAATGGGCTAATCTTGCAACAAAAGATATTGATATGCTCTGCAGCAAACGTGGACATGTTGTTGATTGCGTTATTTATGGGCAGCGCAATTGTCATATACCAGCTAAAGGTGTGATGACAAATTTTTCGATTGATCTGCGTAATGTAGAGAATTCTTTTGTGTCAGCTTCAATTTCTTTTAAAGCACATCCGCTATTCGATAAGCTGGTTGCAGGATTCGAGAAAGAAGAAAAAGATATGGGTGAACAACCTGTGCTACCTTGGCTTGTAAAGTTTATTGAATCTGTGTATTCAGAAACTACAGGAAAACTTATGTATGATCGACCAAGGTATGTGGTCGTGCTGACAAGAACTTTTAATGATGCAAGTAGTCTTGCTCTAGATCATGCGATTGAAAAATTGAATAACGCAACGATTGAAAGTATCAGTCTGGTAGAGTGTGAGTATACTATTACGGAGTGAGAATAAAATGCTTGATTCTCATCTGGCTATAGAAAAGAAGAATGCTGTTAAGGATCTTTTAAATAAGCATGATTATAAGTCAGGAAAAATTATTTATGACCTTGCTTTGAAAGAGTATCGTTCTAATTTTATTGTTGTGGAAGTACGTTTTCTTATTGCTGTATGTCCTACTTCTGATACTCCTTATCAAGAGTATCCATCTGGTACTAGATATAGTTTTGATTTTCAAGCTAGGATTGAAGAACATAGATTTGAATCAATTATATCAGATGGTACGGATGTTGAATACGCAGCAGAACAAATCAGACGAACTGTAGGATTAAAGATTGCAGCGTTTTTTACAGACACAACCATAGAAAATCTGGAAACATTGGAACAACATTACATAATGCGAATGATTCAGCTGGAGCGCGATCTACAAAACGCTTACACTGAACTGAGAGAATTGAAAAGGAGTTTTTAAGTATTATGGCAATGATTACGCTACGCAAATATGAAGATGCGTTGGAAGATGTTGTAAAAGCATTTGATCTTATGGAATATCAGCAAAGAAAAGCTTTTACACCTGCGTTGGATAATTTGTTTTGGGCTATTACTTCGGATCTGTATGAGTTGAAGCAACGTTTAGAAGAAGAGATTGAGGCAGAGGAAGAAGATAGTCGTGAAGCAGAACTAGAGGATTATGACTACGAAGACTAGATTTTGGGTTTCGATACTTTGTAGTATGCTAGTACTGTCTTTGTCTGCAACAGGCTACGCATTTATTAAACTAAATGCAGCAAATACTGCAAAGTTACCCAGCATTCAAGAACAAGAACGAGGTTTGGTTTTTACTAAAGAGAATCAGCTTGTGCGTATATTGACTCCAGGACGATACAAGTTGCAAGCTAAAGAAGATTATGTCAAGATAATTTCAATCGCAGACAGGTTCATTACTTTCCAAGATGATACCATAAGAACTGCAGAAGATATTCTTTATACCGTACAAGTTGTGTTGGTATATCATCGAGAAGATACAGAAGAAAGCTTGTTTGGACTTTGGAGAAGATACCCTGTAGAATCCACACAAGATTTTTTATTGGATGAATTGGTAGAAGATATGTTAGCTGTTGCTGTAAAGCTGTCAGCAACAACGCTGACAGCCGAAGAAACTTTTTCAGCGGAAGGAATAAAAACTTTGAGTAGGCGTATTGATGAACGACTCACCCCTGTGTTGGCTGCTCGTGGTTGTGTGTTGGTAAAAATAGAAATTAAAAATTTGTTTCAGGAGTAAGGATACTACCTAATGAAAACGAAACGAGAACTATTGAATCAGGCAGCAAAGAGCTATGTGAATGATGCTCATTACGAACTTCCTGTAGTTGATATGTATATTGATGTGCATAGTCCTGTAACGATCTCTATTCCTAGCTGTCCTATCTGTGGTAAAGCTCATGCTAACCTTGTCTGCATTCCTGTGAATCATCCACAGAAAGGATGGACACACGAAGTTCCTTGTCCTAATAGTCCTGATGATATTCTTTTGTTTTCTTTCGAACACGAGTGTCTTGATAGTTAGGAGTGCTAAATAATGTATGACTTGGAAGAAAGATATTCTCAATGTTTGATGGATCTTGATAAAGAAATAGAACAGCATATTAAATGTGATAAAATAATTTGGGGGCTGGAAACAGATCTTCAAATTACTTTAGATGATTTTTATGGTGTGCTCGACGCTTTAAAAGATTTAGTTTTTGAATTGTCTGATCCTAATTATTCTGAATCTGCTCAAGTTACTGCGTCAAAAATTCAGCACATAATTTCATCGAATAGATAGTCTATACTGATTTGACAAAGAGTTTTGGTAGTGCTATATTACTCGTATTCTAAGTGAGGAGGAGTTGATGATAACTTACAAGCCAACGATGAATGAGGTTTATCGAGATGCGATGGATGATATTTATGATTTAGCTGATCTGTTAAGTGGGTTAGCTGTACACAGTAAAACAGAACATCGCATTATTACCTTACGTTATGCACTTAAAAATTTAGAGTTTGTTTCTAGTTGCGTTAGAGAGTATCTTGAAGCTGCTACAGGAGAAACATTTAATGGACAGGACAGTGAGGAAGAACTCGTCAGCTAATATATTTATTATTGTAGGTTTACTTTTTATAGTTTATCAAATACTAAAAACTTTTCTACTTGCGCCTATGACATTAGTATCTGAACCAAGTATAGTAGAAGCAGAGATTGTTAATAATCTGGATGATTGGGAAGTAGGCGAACCACTTTGTGCGGAGATGATTACGCCTCAATCGCTTGGACCACGAGCAGGTGAAACAGTGCATGTTCCTGGTATAGGACCTGTGATTTGTGGAGAACACGCACAGGAGAGACATGGTGTGGAAGCTTTGCAAGCGCGTAGTGCGATTATGACAGGTGGTGGAAATAGGTACGACTGTGGAGATGGGCGTCAAAGAATTCTAAAACAATTGGGTCCTAAATCTGTAGCGATAATGATTGTGGAACAGGGTGTGGAAGTAAGTTGTTTTATTAGCTCTAAAAGCTGGGAGAGGATGATGCGAGTGATTGCACGAGATGACTGTTCTCCTCCTCAAACACCTGAAGCTGGTATGGTTTTAAATTAGAATGGATAACAGAGAAAAGCTATTTATAGATGGTATAGAAATCAGAGAGCTTATGACTCCACAGCAAGCACAGATTTATTTACGTTTGGATCGCCAAGCTCTCTACTATCTTATTGCAGAAAATAAAATTCCTTTCAGGATGTTCGAGAGTGAACGTAGATTTGTGCGCAGCGAACTAGATAATTGGCTTGAACGGTCTGTTAAACGAGGGGAGATCGGATAAATGTTTGTAGTTTATGCTTCTAATTTTATCAGTAATAATAGACCCATCGCTGCTTTTTCTGAGGATGGTCCTGAACTGCAATCATTTTTAGAGATGACTGGATTAGATCAAGAAGATCATAGCGAAGTAGTTCAGGAACTTGTAGTAGATGAACTTAAAAATTATATGAGTCTTGGTCTTAAATTGTACATGGTAGAAACTGATGGAGAAGACTATTGGCGCATTGATGAACTTTCTGATACTCTTGATGAGTATATGTCATATGCTCCTGGAGAGTTTAAGCCTGTAGATAGTTATGAAGTTACTAACATTCTTGAAACATATTTTCTAGTAGGTTCTGTGTGGGCTATAGATAAAGAATACGCAGAAAAGAAGTTTCGCTGGATATTGGAAGAGATAAAGAAAAATAACAGGTGGGTTGACGGTTATATGTATCAATCTACTTGGCCCTATCAAAAGACTATTGGAGGAGATTTTGATTAAAGCTAACAAGTGGGTGATCTTTAAAGAGATTGCAATGGAACGAGAATGGCAGGATAAAAAGTATGGTTCTTTGGAAGAGCGTAATCCTTCGGTTGATGAATGGGTAGATATTCTATCTGAAGAACTTGAAGAAGTTCTGTCTGCAAAAACTCTAGAAGATAAGCTTGAAGAACTTTTGCAGGTAGTTTCTGTAGGTGTAGCATGTCTTGAACAGCACGGAGTAATCAGGCGTAAAGAACTTCAATAAAGGAAGTAGATCATGGCTTTGACAGAAGCACAGCAAGAACAAGCCAGGGAAATGTATTCGAATAATATTTCTGTGCGAGAGATTTGTTCAGCACTGGATACACCAGAAGGTGCGGTATATGCTTTCTTTTCTTCTTCTAATCTTCCCTCTCTCAGGGAAGTAGCGAGGAAACAAGTACAAGATACAATTTATAAATTGTATCTTTCTGGACAAAAGCTTTCTTATAAAGAGATTGCAAAACTTGTAGGACGATCTTCTTCGCATGTATGCAGAGTAATTAAAAAATACGAGGCTGGAGAAGAGACACTTTCACCTGATTCTGGTGTGGTTTTACCTGTAGTAAGAAAAAGTAAACAAGCCAGACTAAAAGAAAAAGTTCGTTGTTGTATGTGTGAATTGCTACAAAGTAAAACTATAACGCTTAGTTATTCTTCTTTTTGCTTGTGTCACGAATGTCTTATGGCTGTGGTAAAATATCCTTATAAGGATTGGTCAGCCTATCTGACTGAAGATATGCTTAGAGAAGTGTTGGATGATCCTGTTTCTTTAAGAGCAGTAGAGTATTATAAGACACTACAACCTGTTCTATAATAATTATGCTGGTATAACTTAATGGTAAAGTAACCACCTTGTAAGTGGTGGAGTGTAGGTTCAAGTCCTACTACCAGCTTATGCAAAAAGATGTAAGCCAAAATAAGATTATCCGTGTGGGACACTCGCCCGTGTTCTGAAACTCGTGCAACATCTTTTTGCAGAACGCTAGACTTTTTATTTTAAGCCTGGGTTGCGCATAGGTTATCACGCAAAATGGAGCACTCGTGAAAATAAAAAATATTTTATATTTGCTTATTGTTTTATTTTTAGTTTCTTGCCAAGCAACGCCTACACCTACTGCAGTTCGACAAACATCTTTGCCTCTACACAAAGCGATTCCTCCGAAGATTGGTCAGATGTTTGGTGTAACTCCTCCTAAAGATAGTATTTGGACAACTTGGGTTCCTTGGACAGATGTAGAAGCTTACGCAGGAGCTTTGTATAACTGGGATGCGGTAGATAAAAAACTAGCGTTAGCTGAGGAGTCTGAATCAACTGTGCAGTTCCAGATTCTTTTTTATACCAGCGATATTAATTCGTCAGGTACAAAATATTTTATTAACTATACACCTTCTGGGTATGATAAAGGGTATGAGTTGACTAGCGGAAATCTGAGCGCAACGATTCCTGCTTATGATAGCCAAGCATGGAGAAACGCTTACTGGAAAATGATTCAAGCTTTTGCAGAACGTTATGATAATGATCCTCGTCTTAATAGTTTTGTAATTGCCGTAGGCATAGATGGTGAAACACAGTGGATTAAAGACGCTGGAGCCGATTGGCAGGTAGAAGCTCGAAAGATTAGTGGACTGGAATACAGGTACGGACAGTTTGTTTATCTCTCTATGGATCAGGCAGCAGGAGTATTTAACAACACTCGCTTGTTTTTGAATAATGCTCCTGGAGGAAATGCCCGTATAGATCGCGCACGGTATGCTGCAGATCGAGGAATTGGTCTAAAGCATAGCGGAATGCTTCCTGATATTAATAGTGCTAAAGGTTATGGAGAGCAAATTGGTTCTTGGGATGCAATGAATGCGTTTCAAGGACAGACCCCCCTGTGGTGGGAAAGTGCTTATGGTTTGGGTGATGCAAGCACAAGATACTTTGGGTATTATGCTGGATTGACTTTTCATCCTGCAGCAATGGATGTTCATCCAGAGTGGATCACACAGATAGATCCTATCTTCAAGCTGTGGGTAGAAGATCATTTGGGTAAAACAATTAGTACCACACCTAGTGTGTGGTGTGTTTTACGAGATAAAGAATATCCTAAAGTTATGTGGTCTAGTACAGAAGGTGTTAGCGGATGGCCAGGAAACTTTAATTACTGGATGACTGTTGAAGGTGCGCAGATTGTAGAACGTAAAAATATTCCAGGAAATAATACAGCATGGCAAGCAAGGCAGGCTGGTTATATTACTGAAGCCTCTGTGGATGTAAATGACAAGTTCACCAGAGAAAAATATTTTTTAAAGCTTATCCTTCAAACGACTGAGGATAGTTCTCTTACTGTAAGTTGGCATGGAAATTCTTATGAACTTCCTCTGGATCAAAGAGCTTTGAACTCTTGGGAAACTTTTATTATTCCTCTAGAAGATTTCACAGTGGACAGCGCAAAAGATATTGTGCTAGAAGGAAAAGCTTATGTACATCTGATCGAGGTGTATGGTGATAGTAATATTGTTATGCCAACAGTTACGGCACTTCCTACAACCACTGTGCGTCCTACGAATACAATCATTCCTACAAGCACCGTTATTCCAACTAGAACAATTATTCCTACAACAACCAGCATTGTAATTAAAACTACAACACCACGACCTACTTCAACCAAAACAATTAAAGAAGATATGAGTGAGCTTAAGAAAAGAATTTATAATGAGTGGGGATTGCTTGTAGAATTTCAGCTTGTAGTAAATACAGATAGCCGCTAATGTTGACAAATTATTGTAATTATATTAATCTATACTAAATAGTTGAGGAGAAGATAGTGACACAAATTATTCGTTTGGGTTATCCTTTTATGCAAAGACAAAGAATATCTAATCCTTATTCTGTAGAAAATAAACATGAAGGAGTAGATTTTGCAGCAGTAAAATCAGAAGACTATGCAGAGTTCTACGGTACACCTACTATTGCTACCCATGATGCGCAAATTCTTATCGGTTATTCTATTACGGGATATGGGTTATATGTTTATCTGAAATCTTTAGATGATCGTTTTGCTACACTTCATGCTCATTTATCAGAAACAATAGTTCCTGATCGAGAGATTGTTCATAAAGGAGATGTGGTCGGTTTGGTAGGTTGTACAGGAAAATGTAAACCACCAGGAACACGAGGGACACACCTACATTTTGGATTCCGTACTCTTCCTGTGAGGACTAAATCTTATTGGGATTATGGGTATGTTGATCCTATACCATTTATGGAGATGCTTTAAATGCTTGAATTCTCTTACGCTATTCGAGGAGAAGAGGAAGGGTGGGCAGAGAAAAAAGGGTTGATGCTAGAGAATCCTAGAGAATTGGCTAACAAGTCTGCAAGCTATGGTAGAGACATGTTTGTATTCTGGATGATAGAGCCAGATGGTAAGCTTCACTTTTATCGTTATCCAGATATGATTAAAGATCTTCATTGGACAGGGCGAGAAGTTTTTCCTATTGATGCTTCTGATTTTATTAGTTGGGAGAAAGAATTATGTCAGTAAAAAAGTTTGGTCCTTTTCTACAAAAGAATTCTACAAAAGTTTTTTTAAATGGTGCTCCTGTTGTTAAATTAATTGATCCTTCGATTCAAACAATCAAGGATGTTCGTGATGCTATAGGGCCTAAGACACTTATTATTGTAAGAAAATTTTTTAAATCACAACCGCTGAAAGATCCTATTGGCGAAGCACAAAACTGGGGTAATATTTTTCTTCCCTACGTGACTTCGGGCTTGGATCGTAATGTTGTTTTTGAAGGATACAACGAAATCTCTGATGCAGACACAAGCGTACATGCAGTTTTTGAAGAATACAGACAAGCATTCTTACATCAATATGGCTATGGTGGAGTGTATGGTAATCATGGTGTAGGTAATCTTGATAACCGAAGTGCTCAACCATACGCTAAATTAGTTAGTAAATTTAATGATCGAGATTTTTTTGGTTGGCATTCTTATTGGGGAACAGATCAAACAGTTCTTAATCCTTGGCACACACTTCGCTGGACTCTTGTAGATATGCTTAAAGATGTTCCTGCTTTGGTTACAGAGTGTGGTAGAGATTTTGTTAAAGATATTAATCTGTCTCCTAGCTTGTGGGGAACACGAGGATGGAGACTGGGAAAAATTTCTGAAGAGCAATACTATAACGAGTTTATGTCTTTTGGTGCTGCTTTGGATAGTTTCGATAATCTTGCAGGAGCAACAATATTTTTGGTTGGTCCTTGCGAAACACAGTGGGATAATTACCAATCCGAAAAATTATATCGCAGGATTAAAGAGAATCAAACAGAGAATTATTTTTATGTTTCGGATCAACCAATCCCCCCTGTGGATAGTCCTGAAGAACCTGACCACCCTATAGATCTGTTAGATCAGTTGTTTACTAAAACTTATAAGAATTTAACACAAATCCAAAAACTCGTTGGTGAGGTAGAGGATGATGTAGAAAGTATGAGGAAGATGGTTTATGGGAAGTAATCAGACAAAATATTTTATTCGTTCTAAAGACACAGGAATTTATCATCTAGTGAAAAACGAATTGAAAGGTGGTTTTCACCAAACCCTGTGTAATCTTATGGTACCACAAGTAGACACAGGAGATCCTCCAACAGGCTATCGTCTGTGTCATCATTGCCAGGTTGTTCGAGATCGAGACGAACAACGAAGTAGTTGACAATTTATATTTAAAGCAGTAAAGTGTATTTACAATAAAGATTATCCATCCTCCTTACGGTGTGTGGTTTCTCCCAGATAAAGCCTGAGAGTCCTCTCCTCTCAGGCTTTGTCGTGTTTTATACTTGACACAGTTGGCGCATACTGATATGATGCAATTGTGATAAGTATACATAATCTTGGAGGAGATTTATAATGTCTCAGACAAGCATCATCGAAGAAAAATATAAAGCTTGGTTAGGGACACCTCAAAGGCTTCGTCCAGCAGGACTGACAACGAAGAATCAGTTTGCTAAGAAATTTGATATAGACCCTGAAACGTTGGAACTCTGGCAATTGCAACCTCGCTTTTGGGATGATGTCTTTGCTTCTGCTCGTAGTATTATTGGTTCTGAAATGTCTTCTATTATGGAAGCACTTTTGGAACGAGCGGAGGGTGGTAGCGTACAAGCTATCAAACTTTGTTTGGATCTATTGGGTGTGCATTCTGATAGTTTGGAATTGACTCACTCATTTAAGAATGATCAACTTGTACTTGTGTATGGTAACGCAGAAATTCCTAGCGAAGAAGAGGAGTAATTCATGGAGAATTTGTTTACGATTGAAGATATGCTAAAGATTACTTGGGCTAGTCTTTCAAATCCTATCTCGCTCGCAATCTTTACTGTACTATTCATGCAACTGATTGGTAAGAATGTTATTGAACTGGGTCGTTATATTGTACTCAAGTTCGTAATGAAGAAAGAAGTTGTTCCTGTATTGGATGGTTCAGAGGATTGGCCATTGCGAGGTGTGTTCTTTAATTTTGTGACTTATGCTTTTACTTTTGTATTGGCTAGGATGCAAGTTTCTGATACTTTCGCTGGGGGAGACGCTTTTGTGCTCTCTATTCTGGCTTCAACCTTCTCGATTGCTGTGTACGAAATTGTTAAGAACATGCTTAAAATTGGGGGAGTGGAACTTATTACCAAGGGGTATAAGTGGCACTAAACTAAATGCCTAACTATTTTAAAGTTAGAAAAAATTTAGAGCCTTTTTTTAACTCCTATGCCCGTTTTTTACTGTTAGCTGGCGGCGTGGGTTCAGGCAAAACGGCATCAGGATCTGTGCTTGCTGTTAAAAAGATTGGGGAAGGTAAGGATGGTATTATAGTATCTCCTGACTTTCCCCAGCTTTCTCGTGCTACATGGCCAGAATTTATCAAATGGGCACCAATGTCTCGCTGTATCAATGCTCACCTAGACCATCCATTCACACAGAAGAAGCAACTAAAATTTAATGTGAATGGTAAGATTGTTACCGTCTACTATGGTGGTATCGAAGATGAAGAAGGTTGGGCAGGTCCTAACGTAAACTGGGCATGGTTCGATGAAGGTGGTCGTAAGAGAACCAAGCGTGCTTTTGAAGTTCTCTCTGCTCGTATTCGTGTAGGCGATAACCCCCAACTTTTTGTTACTACCACACCTGCAGGTACTTCACACTGGTTGTATGATATTTTTGTAAAGCAGGATTTTCCAGAAGAAGTATTACAAGCTCTAAAAGATTCTGGGTATGAAGGAAATCTTGCAGAATATATCCATGTAAAGACAGAAGAGAATAAAGAAAACCTCGATCCTTTCTATTATCTCTCTCTATCAAGTATGTATAGTGGTAAGGCAAAATCTCAGGAACTAGAAGGACAGTTTGTTTCGGCTGAGGGTGTGGTCTGGGAAAATCTGGACATGAACGAGGGTGGAAGAAACTGCACTGTGGATGCAGATTATGTTCCTGGAGTTCCTGTAGAATGGTGGGTGGACGACGGTTTTACTGAAGGACACCCTAGAGTTATGCTATTCGCTCAAGTAATTCCTCCTTACATTAATGTTTTTGATGAGCATATTAGTCTAGGAAAACTTCCAGAAATTTCTATTGCAGAAGCATTAGAAATGCCTTATAGTAAACCTACGATTGCTTATGTTGACTCGGCTGCTGCAGAATTAAGATCTCGTATTTGGCTTACAGATATTGATACAGTTTCGGCAACACACTCTGTAGAGGAAGGTATTAAACGTACATCATCCTGGATCTGTGATGCTAATTATGTAGGACATCTAAGATTTCATCCTCGTTGTACTTTCTCTCGTAAACAGATGCCTAACTATTTTAGAGATCCTAAAACACAAAAGCCTATTAAAGATATGGATGACGTATCTGATGCAGTGCGTTACGGACTGTGGACAAAAGATAGAGAAACTATTTGGAATTCTATTACACCCAATTATACAAAATTGCTTATGGATCGTCGTGGTGTAGCAGATCAATTAGCAAAAGAAAAAGAAGAAGAACGTCTTCAACAAATAGAAAATGATCCTTTGTCGCATTTATCTCCTTCTGGTATTATTACTCCAGAAGGACTCGATAAATTATACGCACAGCAGATAAGAGCTTCTAAAGCAGGACATAACAGAAGGCAAGGTATGTATAATCCTACGATGGAAGATCTTATGAATCTTATGGAAGGTCGTTTATAAATGCCACAAGATCCTGAAACTTTTACTTCGATGAGTGTCCAAGATAGAACCGAAACAGCGTTGATGCACGAATCTCCGCTGGTGTTCTATATGGCTGGGTTAGCTGATGGTGTACCTGCTTGGCCTTCTGTGGATCGAGACAAGTTTTTGGATAACATTTGGAAAGAAGAATCTCTTCTTTCTGGTGCTGTTTATTCTATGTGTGCAAAGGTAGGAGCGCTAGACTTTCGTTTAAAAGGACCACGAAACGCAGTTAAACGTAATAAGACAATGCTTCAAGGATCTGACCTGGGAAATGGTTGGATTCGTTTTGTTATGACCACCACACTTGATATGCTCACACAAGATAATGGTGGATTTATCGAAGTGTTACGTCCTCCTGGTGCCTCTCCTGCAACATCTGCTGCAGGTATTGCTCATCTAGATTCACAAAAATGCACACTTACAGGTGATCCAGAATTCCCTGTTATTTATATTGACTCACATAACAGACAGCATTTGTTGGCTTGGTATCAGGTTATTTCTTTGGTTGATTTACCATCAGCACGAGAAGAACATCTGGGCAAAGGTTTTTGCGCAATAAGTCGCATCCTTCGTACAGCACAAATGATTCGTGATGTAGCACTCTACAAGCGTCAAAAGCTTTCTGGTAAAAGAGTTCCAGGTATTTTGTTTGTTAATGGTGCGCGGCGTAATGATGTTAAAGCAGCTATTACTCGCAGCATGATTGAAGAATCCGAGAACTTGGATCGCACACTCTATACAGGACCTGTGATTGTGTCAGGTCAAGACTCTACCAGTAACGTAAGCGCACAGTTAGTAGAACTAGCCTCATTGCCTGATGGGTATAATGAAGACACTTTATTCAAGTGGTATATTACTTCACTTGCACTTGCCTTTGGTACAGATTATTCTGAGTTTGCTCCGCTTCCTGGTGGAGGATTAGGTTCTTCTTCTCAGATCGAAGGCATGGCTGCACGAGCACGAGGCAAAGGTCCTGGTATTATTCTACAGCAAATTGAATATGCGATGAATCATTATGTTCTTCCTAATACTGTGGAGTTTCAATTTGTTTCTTCTGACCCTTCTGCAGAAACACAGCGTATCGAACTTGCTCATGCACGCGCAAGAGAGCGTGCTTTGCGTGTAAACTCTGAAGAAATTACGCCTTTGCAAGCCTTACGATTGGCTGTTACTGAGGGCGATGCTCCAGAATCTTTTCTTCTTGAAGCAGAGAATCAATTACTCCCAGAAGAAGAAACTGATACAGAAGACAGCATTGAACGCATTATTCGTTCTGCTCAGGATCTGAATGAGTCTTATCAAAAGATTCAAAAAGTAATTGAGAGTAAGCATTATGTTGTTTCATAGAAAAGATCCTAAAGGCTTTGTCTATGTTTCCTCTCCTGAAAATCAAAGAGGATTTATAGATGTTAATGCTTATATTGAAGGACAGAACCAAAATAAAATAGAAGCAGTTATAGAACAACTACAAACATATTTAACTACAGTAGCCGAAGATGTTGAAAAATTTTATAATTTTACTTGTAGAGCTTGGGAACACAAACCTAAATTTACTAGAACAATTGTTTCAGGACAAGATCTTCATGTAGCAGTTTATCTTGATGAGCAGGCTAGTCAAGGAAAAACTAGAACAGGATTAAATCCTGCACAGCTTTATGCTCTAATTGAAACAGGAGCTAAGGCTCACCTTATCGAAGCAAAGAATAAAGCTACTTATGAAGTTAGTTCTGCACAAGGAACGCTTGTAATGCGCAGAGCAAAACCCATGCTTGTTTTTAAATATCCTTATTCTTCTAGTTCAATGGCTAATAGTTTTAATTCTGTGAAACATAGTGTAGGCGATAACTACGCTATAAAGCCTTCTGTAAATCATCCAGGTTTTGAGGGTAGAAATTATACAGAAAGAATTTCTAGCGTTGCTGAAACTGTTGTCGCTAGAGATGGACCAAAAATTATTGAGAAAACTTTATACGATCTTTCTGTTCGTGGTAAAATTTCTAACTTTGCTAGAGAATTAGGCAAACAAGCGGGTTCTTTATTTAAGTAGCTCAGGAGATCCTTATGCCCTACACAATTAAACCTGTAGACGGAAAATTCTGTATATACAAAGAAGATCCTAATGGTCAACCTATGGGAGAACCTTTGCATTGTCATCCTTCGCAAGAAGCGGCAGTCGCACAGATTGCAGCAATTATGGCGAGTGAAAGATTTCCTCGTAAGAAGGATAAGAAAGATGTTCTGCTTCCAGCAGAGCGAGATCTGTTTGCCGAAATAGATAAATTACCTGCTGTTTCTGCTGAACCACCTGTGGTCCCTTCAGTAGAACCTGTGGTTAAAGTTACAATTACTCCTGAGTATCAGCAAGAAATTACAGAGTTGTGTGGTGTCTTTGCTTCTAAGTTAGGTTATGAAGTAGCAGTGGTAGATAAAGAAGATCAATCTTTTCTTACCATTAATCTTCCTCATAATGGTTTATTGACTACACCAATTAAAAAGAGTGAAGATACAGCTAAACTATTTCCTAATGTTCTATTGGAGACAAGCATTCCTGTTACAGAGATGGTAATAGATTACGAACCTGCAAAAAAGTATCTTACTAAAATGGTTTCAGAATCTGTGATTAAGGTTACTGTTGATCCTTCAGAAGATACTCGACAAGATTCTGAAGAAGATGAAGAAGGTTCTGAGACTTGCAAGTGTACAGAATGTGGTTATGAAGCTCCTCATAAAGGCGGAGAACCTTGTGTAAATAAGTATTGTCCTGAATGCGGAGCCAAGATGATGAATGGTAAAGCAGAGGACGAGAAGGAAAAGGTTACTCCTGTGAAAGAAGAACCTGATGATGAGGTAGTTGAATTGGGCCATCGTAAAACTACTGCAGAAATGTTTGATTCTGTAATTAACTTTGTGCGTCAAGTTGTAGGGTTTACTGTCGCTACGAAGAACCGTACTCTAGATAATGATTTGGATAAGATTCTTACTCTCATTAAAGAGATGAAAGAAACTAAACCAGTCTTATTTACGGTGAAGAGCGGCGTTGATAAATATAGGTGGGTAGCTATCTCTTCTTCTAACTATCAAGATCGTGATGGAGAAATAGTACCTACGAAAGCTTTGGAAAAAGATGTTTTAAATAATCCGACAGACAGAGGAAAACTACTCTTCTGGCACGAGCCTTCCCTAGAGTTAGGTGAGTGTGATTTTGCTGTTGTCTCTGATGGTTTTCTTGTGGAATCTGGTTACTGGTACAATAATAATCTTGGGGTGGCTGCTCGCAAAGCTGTAGAGCAACGTAGTAGCTATTATGGTATGAGTATCGGATTTCAAGCATACGTTCCAGATATTGAAGAAAAACAAGTTGTAGGTGATAAAAATGTAAAATCAGTATATAATACAATTAGAACTGTTGAACGTTCTTTGTTACCTGCAAAATGGGCATCTAATTTGTTTACAGCTATACAGACGAAAGGACACGAGATAATGGACCCGACAAAGTTGGCTGAGTTTGAAGGAATGGTTGGTAAGGAACTAGCTTCTGCTGTACTTGAAAAGATTACAAACAGCAAGAAAGAAGCTGAAGCTGTGGGTGTTGTTTCTAAAGAAGTGACTGTAGAAAATCCTTCTCCTTTGGAAGTTATGATCAAGTCTCTTGCCGAGGCTGGTTATACTGAGGAGGCCGAAGCTCTTAAAGCTTCAAAGCCTGCGAAGAAAATGACTCCCGAAGAAGAGGAAGCTGCTAAGGAAGAAGAAGATAAGAAGAAACTTCCTCCTCAGTTTGCTAAGAAAGAGCAAGCTACTCCTGACGAGTCAGCAACTCTTGCTACACTTCTTTCTACTTTGATGGAACAGCAAGCTAATCTCACAAAAGAGATTGGTGAACTTAAAGCAAGCCAATCCACGCAGCAGGGTTTGGTACGCCCCTCACAGACTGTTGATACCGTTGTAAAAGAGGGCACTATCACACCTGTGGTAGAAAAGTCTGCTGGTGATATTGTTCTCGATAGTATGACTCAATCTATGCTTAATCGTCTTAATGGAGGTGCGTAATGGAATCTGAAGTTTTGCTGCAACTAGCTAAAGCTGTTCAGGCTTTAGCTGATTCGAGTAGCACAAGCAAGAAAAAGTCTTTGACTGGTGTTGCTGACGCTCAGTTGATCTTTGGCCCTGGTGGTTTCTTTAGTAATTTTGGTATTGACAACACTGTTGTTAATGCTAGTCTTACTCCACGAGGTATGGGCGATCTCATTCCTGCGATGGGTACTAATGTTCTCTATCCTGTATTCCCTTATCTTACAGGGTTTGAGGAAGATGGTTCGGCAGAGCCTGCTGGTCCGTGTGATGACGCCCCTGGTGGTGTCATTGAAACTTGTCACCAGACTGCGGCCTTTGGTCGTGTAGCTCGTGGCTCTAAGGAGATGGAAGTCAACGATCTGATGCAGATTCTTAACGGCCATCTGACCACAGATCTGCGTCTGATGGGTGATGTTATCAATCCTGGTCATCAGCTTATGCCTCAGCAAGGCGTGAATCAGAACGATATGCTGAAGCAGGTTGTTCAGACTCAGATGGTGATTATCGCTATCGCTTTCCAGCGCTGGTTGACTCGTCGTTTGTGGACTGGTAATCCTACCAATAATAACGTTGGTGGTGGTTATGCTGAGTTCCCTGGTTTGGATATTCTTATCTCGACCAACAAAGTTGACGCCTTTACTGGTGTAGCTTGTCCTGCTCTGTACTCAGATATTAAAGACTTTGCCTTTAATTCTGTGGATAGTGGTACTCCTGACATCCTAAATCATATCAGTATGATGGAATACTACTTGCGTCATATCGCAGAGCGCACTAACCTTATGCCTGTTGATTGGGTTATCGCTATGCGTCCTGAGTTGTTCTTTGAGCTTACGGCTGTGTGGCCTTGCAAGTATCTTACCTATCGTTGTGCTGACGCTGCTGGTGCTGATGTTACTGTTATGAACGATGACACCAATGTGCGTATGCGTGATGAGATGCGTAATGGTAACTTCTTGCTGGTTAATGGTCGTAAAATTCCTGTTATCACTGATGATGGTATTTACGAAGATAACAACGAGACTGATGGTCGTTTGCTCCCTGGTGAATATGCTTCAGACATCTACTTCATTCCTGTGAAGGCTAAGGGTATGCCTGTTCTTTACTGGGAATATTTGGATTACACTGAGGGTGTTTCACAGGCTAACGCTGTTACTCAAGGCAAGGGTCAGTTCTGGGCTACTGATGGTGGTCGCTACCTGTGGGCTATGCAGAACCAGAACTACTGCTTCAAGATTCAGGCTAAGATTCAGCCTCGCGTGATTCTTAAGACTCCGCAATTGGCTGGTCGTATTCAGAATGTGAAGTACAGTCCGTTGCAGCATCTCCGTAGTCCTTTCGAGGATTCGCCCTACTTTATGAAGGGTGGTAATGAGGAGTACACGAATAGTATTGCTACCCTCTACAGTGATTGGAATCTTCCTGTCACCTAGAAAATAGCATAAAGAGTGTGCTCTCGAAAGAGAGCACACTCTTCTCATAAAGGAGGGCATCTATGATTTGGCCAGCGATCACTGTGATGATCATTACTTATAAACGTCCAACTGAAATTAGAAAAACAATTTCAGCACTCAAAGAAAAAATAAAATATCCTGGTAAAATTTTTTGGCATATCGCTGATGACGAGTCTGGAGAAAATTATATTCCAGATATTAAAAAAGATTTTCCAGAACTAAAAATTTCTGGTACGACTTGTCATCGAGGCGGATGGGGAAAAAATTTTAATACTGCTTTTCGTGAAGTTGCTACAGAATATATCTTTGTTTGTGAAGATGATTATGTGGCTATTCGTGAGATTGATCTGCAGACAGGTATTCTATTGATGAAGGAATTACCTACTACGGGATTAATTCGTTATGATGGAATAGAGGGACACAAACTAAATTTGTTCCTTCGCTCTGTTAAAAGTGAAGAAACTTCAGAAACTATCCAGTTTGCTTTTATTGATAGGGATAGTCCTGATCTATATATTTATAGCAATCGTCCGCATTTAGTAAGTAAAGCTTTTCACAACAAGTATGGTTTATATCCTGAAGGTATATCTTTAGGAATAACTGAAGAAGCTTTTGCACATATCATTAAAGATAGAGTAGAAGATGAAATGGATCTAGCTATATTATCCACAGGAATTCCTAGAGCTTTCGATCATATAGGGCACAGCTATCAGCTTACAACTGAAGACATTTCAAAATAGGAGGAACACTGTGGATTATTCAGAACATCTTAGCAATACTTTTGGTTTTATTTCTTTAGAAGAATTAGAACTTTTAAAAAAGTTTATTTCGCAAAGCGATTCTAAAGCTGTTGTATTAGACTTGGGAACAGGTTCAGGTACTACTCTGACAGCCGTACTAGAAGAAAGCCCACAAGCAAAAATTACAACTGTCGATAACAAACCTTCTTCTGCAGAAGGGCGTATGCACGAAGCAGGATTCTCTTGTGAGAATGTTTCTTTTGTTGTTGAAGATTCTCTTAAAGCTGCAGAATTTTGGGATACCCCTGTGGACTTTATTATTTTTGACCTTGATGTTCCTGATAATACTTTAGAGGATCATATTAGGGCATGGGCTGCTCATCTTAAAGTTGGTGCATATTTTGCAATGCACGATTATGGTGAAAAATTTTCTTCTTGGGAAAACAAGAAAAATATTCTAGACAAATTTGCTCGTTATAATGGATTAAAATTGCAAGAACAGGTAGGATGTTTGGCTATCTTTAAAAAATATTCTACAAAACGAGGACGTAAAAAGTAATGTGCAACAGCTGGTGTATAGATTTTGTTAAAGCGTCTATGGAATATTGGCCAAAGCATCCTGATATTCTTGAAGTAGGTAGCCTCAATGTGAATGGGTCTCCTCGTGATGTGTGCCAAGGAAAATATAAGTCATACACAGGAGTAGATATTACTCCTGGATTCTGTGTCGATCAGGTTGTATCTGTAGAAGATCTTCCTAATACTGACATTAAAAAAGCTGATGTTGTAATCTCTACAGAGATGCTAGAGCATGTACATGATTGGAAGATTGCTTTGTTCAATCTTCTTTTTATGCTTAAAGACAATGGTGTTCTTGTACTTACAACTCGTAGTCCTGGGTTTGAATATCATCCTTACCCTGAAGATAATTGGCGTTTTGTGGTTAAAGATTTTGAACACTTGTTTGATAACTCTATCTTTCCCACATCTTTTAAACTTGTTCACGCTGAACCAGACCCAGATCTTCGCAACGGTGTTAGTTGTGGTGTAGGAATTATTGTTCAGAAAATTGGCTATGATTTAAAAATTATTCAAGAGCGGATTAATTCGTTCGACGCTTATAACATGCACACTCATAGAGGTTAAGAATATCATGGATAACTACAAATTCGCTAAGGGTTGGCTTACTGCTGACGAACGTGAAACACTAAAACATTATGCAGAACTTGCTCAAACAGAGTCTAATCGTCCTCTTATTATTAATATTGGTGTAGAGTATGGTGCTTCACTGCACTGTTTTCGTGCGGGTTCTTTGCTCGCAGATATTGTTGGGGTCGATCTTGATGTTTCAAAACTTGATGGTGATCCACGAGCGGAGCTAATTGCAGGGGATTCGACAGACAAGAATACAGCAGATCAAGCAGGTGAAGCTTGTGATATTCTGTTTGTAGATGGTGGTCATGCTGCTGGAAATGTTACAGACGACATCCGCTTGTGGTCTCCTAAAGTAATTAAAGGTGGGATTATGCTGTTCCACGATTATTCTCCTTTGGATATGCACAGTGGTGTTGTGCAGGCTGTGGATACGTGGTATTCTAAAAATAAAAAGAATTGGGAATTCATTGAACAAGTAGATACAATACGAGTTTATCTTAGGAAGTAATCTAGTTCTCCTTTAAGGAGCTTCTAACATGACACGAAAAGTTAATGTTGGTCCTGCGGAACCTGTATATCTTACAAACGCTAGTGATATTTCTATCAATACTGGAGACATCACGCTTGGTGATGTTGGCGTTACCAGCATTGGTAATGGTGTTGATGTCGCTCAGGGTGCCACAACAGACGCTGCTGCTAGTTCTTCGGTTGCAGAAGATACCACAGCACGAACTGGAATTGGACTGTGGAAGGGTATTAAAAATATCCTGATTCTGATCAATGCTAAATTTGGTTCGCTTGGTCAGAAAACAATGGCAGGTAGCGCCCCTGTGGTATTGGCTTCTGATCAGAGTGCGCTTGCTGTAGATGCCACAGGTCAAGGTGATGTTCCTGTTACGCTTGATGGGGAAGAGGTTGTACTTGGTGCTGGCACTGCAGCAATTGGTAAACTTGCAGCCAATAGCGGTGTAGATATTGGTGATGTGGATGTAGCGAGTATTGCTGCAGGTGATAATAATATTGGTAACGTAGATCTTGCCAGTGCTATTCCATCAGGTACAAATCTTATTGGTAAAACGAGTGTTGGTCAAGATACTTCTACAATTTACAACGGCACTACAGCACTTACACCAAAGTTTGCTGCGATTAATGTGGCTTCAAGTGGTGATAATACAATTGTTGCAGCGGTTGTCGATAAAAAGATTCGTGTTTTGCAAGTTCTTTTAACCGCAGGAGCGGCTGTAAACGTGCGTTTTGAGGATGGTGCTGGTGGTACTGCATTGACAGGTATTATGGAAGTAGCTGCTAATGGTGGTTTTGTGCTTCCTTTTAGCCCTGTGGGTTGGTTTGAAACAGGTACGAATACTATTTTGAATCTTGAACTTAGTGCTGCTCAAAATGTTGATGGCATTATTGTTTACGTGGAGGTTTAATAATGAAAATTGTTAAAGTAAAAATTCGTCGCGGAGATCGTAGTAAGGGTGAAGATATGATGGTTTACCCTGCTGGATATAATGCTGAAGAGGTAGATAGTTATGGTTTCGGGCCTTCCGTACTCAATGGTACAGGTGGATACTCAGGCGGGATTGGGCGGGGTTTTGCTGAGGAATCTTGTTTGATTGTTTTAGAAGACGAGGTAGCGGATCGCTATGCTCAAGATCCTGATATGGAAATTATTGATGAAGCTGCTGCAGATTCCCTTTCCGAGCAATGGCGTATAGCTAAACACGAAACAGAGATTGTAATTCGGGAGCCAGAAACTGTTCGCTATTTGCAAGATAAAAAAGCAAAAGGTGCAGAGCGTGTAGCGGATGGTAAGGGAGTTATTTCAGAATACACTCTTACTGCTGAAGAGTTAAAGATTCTTGATCCTGACGACCCGACACCTGGGATCAATAAACGTCTTCGTCCTTATAAAATGGTTATTGAAGAAATGGGTCATACTCTAACTGCTAAAACTGGTGGACAAGCAAAAGGAGCGTAAATATGGCTCTTAAAGTTTATATAGCTTGCCCGAATAAAGGTAGTATAGATGCTCACACCGTGCTATGGCTGAGTCATGCCATAGCACAGCTTTCTAATAGTCTTGTGGTAGATTGTTTGCCTAGTCCTTATCCACTTCAGCAAGTAAGAAGTATGCAGCGCGAGAGGTTTTTAAAGAGTGATTGTACTCATATGTTCTTGCTGGATAGTGGTAAAGTTCCACAAGATCATACGATTCAGAAATTGCTTGAGCATGATAAAGATATTGTCGCAGCTCCACATCCTACTCGTATTGGATATGAGGTTGGACCAATGGTACTTGATCGTGTAGGTTCTGAGTATATGCAACATTATCCCTGGAAGGGTATGCAAGGACCGAATGTTGTAGTAGGATGTGGTGGTATGCTCATTAAGAGAGAAGTTCTAGAGAAAGTTGGTCCTTTCTTTTGTCGCTATGATGATGCTGGATATGTTATTAAAACAGAAGATTTTGATTATTGTGATCGTGCTCATAAATTAGGTTTTGAAGTCTGGGCAGATTTTAATCTAATACAGGAGCATTTTTAATGACTTATAATGTTATAGGTTCTATTTTTCAAGACGATAAAATATATAAATATGATGGATTTAGTTCTACTATTTTAACTTCTATTGCTACACCTGCAGAAGATTGTTATGATATTGGGCAACGTAATGATAATGTTTTATCTATTGATTATGTAACAGATAAGGTTTATGAGCTTGATGGTTTTACAACAACAATATTAAATAGTGTTGCTACAACAGAATTAACCAACACAGGTGTTACTTGGGATGGCTCAAATCTTATTGAAATGAATGTACAAACGGCTCGTTGCACAAAAGCTTCAGGTTTTTCTAATACTATTTCTGCTAGTTTTACTGCTCCTGTTACAAATCATTATGCAGTTGGCTGGGATGGAACTAATGCCCTTTCAACAAAAGCTGCAGGCGCTCCTCCTATTGTTTATCAATATACAGGATTCACAAGCTCTATTAAATCACAATTTAACGCCGCTGATTCTACTGTTCGGGGCATTGATATGGATGGAACAAATGTGCTAGTAGGTGTTAGTGGTAAAGTTGAAAAGCATGTAGGATTTACTTCTACTATTTCAAACTGTTTTAGTACAGGAGCAAACACAGCTTATATTATATGGTCTGATTTAGGTGCAGCAATTATAGCTAGAATGCTTTTAGGTGTTGGTGTTTAATTTTCAATGAGGGCCAATCAATGAAACTATTCCTTAATCCTCCTGCAAAGAAAAAAGAAAAGCTAGGTAGTGGTGTCGATGTTGTAGTTTATCAAATGACTAAACATCTACAAGAAATAGCTAATGTATTTCTTGTCCCTACTGTGGATGAAGCAGATATTTTTGCTACACATATTTCTGCTGAAGGATCTCGTCCTGCAGATGTTCTTCATTGTCATGGTCTCTATCCTACACAGGATAGAGAATCTGATAAATGGATGTGGAAAATTAACCAGCTTGTTATCGAGTCTGCTAAGAAAGCTGTGTTGGTTACAGTTCCTTCTCCTTGGGTAGCTGAAATTTTTCAACGAGATATGGGATTCACACCAGAAATTATTCCTCATGGTTTAGATTTAGCAGAGTGGAAACCTAGAACTCTAGGGCAAACACCTACTATTTTGTGGAATAAGAATAGAAATTCTGATGTCTGTAATCCTGATCCTGTTAATGAGATCGCTGCTATAGCTAAGGATCTTTCTTTTGTATCTACCTTTGGTAAAGCTACACCTAACGTGAAAATTGTAGGCTCTATGCCTCATCCACAAATGAAAGAGCTTTTATACCAAAGTGGGATTTATCTCGCTACAACAAAAGAAACTTTTGGTATAGGTATTCTTGAAGCTTTGATTTGTGGACTACCTGTGCTGGCTTGGAATTATGGTAATGCTCCTTACCTCGTACAGCATAAAGTCACAGGATATATTGCACAGCCTGGAGACTACCAAGATTCTGTTGCAGGCTTGCATTATATCACAGAGAATTGGGAAGAACTTTCCAAGAATGCTCAAGCTTACGCTAAAAGATTTTCTTGGAAAGAGGTTGCACTCCAATATTTGCGTGTGTATGAAAAAGCCCTAGAAATTAAAGAAGAAGAAAAAGTAGGGCGTGTCAGCTTTGTTATGCCTTGTCATAATTATGGACAATGGGTAGGAGAAGCTATCCATTCTGTGCGTAATCAAACACGAGCAAACATTGAATGTATTGTTATTGATGATGGGTCCACAGATAACTCCTATGAAAAAGCTCTCGAAGCTGCAGGAGATGACCCACGAATTCGTGTGATTAAGCAAGAGAATCAAGGTGTAGCAGCTACAAGAAATCGTGGAGCAATGCTTGCTAAAGGTCCCTTCCTTTCTTTTTTGGATGCTGATGATAGACTGAGACCAGAATTTGTAGAGCGTCTTTTACCTGAACTTCAGGCAGATCGTTCTCTCGGTATCTCTTATGGTAAACTAGCCATCATGGATAAGGATGGTAATACTACAGGACAAGCAAGAGATTGGCCAGAAGATTACTCCGCAGATAAGCAACTACAAAAGCAGAATAGAATTCCTGCTTGTTGTCTTATGCGCAAAGAAATCTTTTTACGCACAGGTGGGTTCAGACAGCATACAGCACCAACAGAAGACGCCGAACTGTGGGCACGCTTTGCACTTATCGGATATAGAGGAAAGCTTTCTACAATTAAACCTGTGTATGATTACAGGTTGCATGGTAATAGTGCTTCTACAAGTTTGCAAGGTAAACCTGCGCCTGATTGGACAAGCTGGTTGGCTGCAGCTAATGGTGGAAAGGTTCCCTTCGCTGCAGAAGTTTCCAAAAAAGAAGCCTCACACCCTGTGTTAGATTATGATCAACCTTTTATTTCTTTTATTATTCCTGTGGGTCCTGATCATGTTAAACATCTGCAGAGAGCTTTGGAATCAGTTGCTGGGCAGACATTACCTACATGGGAAGCTGTGGTTATTGATGATACAGATGAAGGTGATCTTAAAAAGCAAGGAAGTATTCCTTACGAGATTGCTTATCCTTGGGTAAGATGGGTAAGAAATACAAAGCTGCATAATGTGAGCGCTGCAAGAAACCAGGGGGCGGCTGTAGCTAGAGGAAAGTATCTTTGCTGCTTGGACGCTGACGATTATATCTATCGTGACTTCATGGCAGGTATGAAGAACGTCTTGGACTATTGCGAAGGCGATGCACGTATTGTATACTCTGATTGGGTATCAATGCCTAATGGAGAAGTACATAAAGCGGAAAACTGGAACATTCAAAGACTTAAAGATCACGCTCTTTTCGCAGTTACTTTTGCAGTTCCTCGTTCAGCTTATTTTCAAGTGGGTGGTTTTGATGAATCACTCGATCTCTGGGAAGATTGGGATTTTACAATCAAGCTTGCTCTTGCGGGATATGTAGGTATTCGTGTACCGAAACCTTTGTTTGCTTATTGTTATGATACAGGAGAGCGGCGAGAGCAGAGCCTAGAAAATAAAGATAGATTGTTTAAAGCAATTCGAGGAGAATACGAAGCAGTTATTCCTGCAGCAAGGCGTGGTTGAGGAGGCAATAAACAAGCTGCCGTGAGCAGCGCTCCTCAGAAAGTTGTTCCTGCAACTTATGACAGCATCAGCCCCCCTGTGATTGCTGCTAAAGCTTCTGTAGAACGACGCTATGACATGGTTAAAATTCGTTATACTAGAAACATTTTAGGCATGAGGATTTTTCCTCTTCCTTCAAAACATAAATATCGCTTTGATGCTAGTCCTAGTAACAGAGAAAAAATTGTTCCAAGATATGATGCTGATGAATTGATGTCACGTTATCCTAATACCTTTGAGATTATAGAGTAGGTGCAGCATGGCCAGAAGTGATTTTGAAACCTTACTTCCGCTAGATAGTTATGCAAGAATTATTGGTGTAGATCCAAGACATTTTAATCAAGTGTATTGTGAATCTTTTCCTGATCGACGAGGAGAAGATCTAGTATGGTTTCAAGATCACTGGCCACAACCAGGAAGAGCTAGTCGAGATGATGTAGCTATTGCTATTGCAGAAGCAGAAGAACTTATTGCAGAAGTCTTAGGTTTCTATGTTGCTCCAAAATACACAGTCAATGAATCACACATATTTCCTGGATTAGTTTTTAAACCTTTAAGTTATAATCGAATTCATGTGGGTTTAGAGCATTTAAAGTATATTGCTGGTGGATGTAGAACAGTTGACTCTATCGAAGAGGGAGTAGATATTTCTTCTTCGTATGTTGATCTAGATGGTGATGGATGGGATGAACAAATTCTTTTCACTGTCACACACGCAGACGCAGCTTCTTGGCAAGCAGAAGAGATAGGTATTTTTCCTCCAGGAAGTGATACGGATATAACTAATCAGATTAGAGGATTGCGAATCTCTATCAGCGGGACAACTATTACAGTGCGAGGTCAATCAGCACAGTTTGTTATCCCCGAACTGTGGAATTCTTATCAAGGAATTAATGGTGATGATCCTACAGTCTTCTTACAGACTGTGGATGTACATAGGATTTATACAGCATCCTCAGAAGATTGCCCTCCTGTGAAGTTTGTTTATAGAGATGATTCTGTATATCCTCCACAAGCTTTTACTTACGGTATTCTAGAAGAAGTAATGCCAGACAGAGGATTAGTAGAAACTATTCCTGCTACTTGGGATGGTACAACATGGACAATTAGCGCTGTTTCGTGTAGTATATTAAAAAAGCCAGAACGTATTATGTTAAATTATCTGAGTGGGCATCCTTTGCTAAGAGGAGAGGTTCACCCCAAACTCTCCCGCGCAATTGCTGCTTTAGCTACGGCTCGTCTAACTTCTCCTATCACAGGAGGAGGTGAATCTGTTAATAAGATTTACTACGAATGGCAACGTCCAGCCATCGAAGCAAACTATGCTCAAAATGTATGCCCATTCGGAGATCGTCATGGGGCATGGATTGCTTGGCAGATCGTACATACAATGTTTGGTTCTTCAAATAGTTTTTCGCTTTAGGAGGCACTATGCCAGATCGTGTATTTCAGACAGGGCAAGGTCGAGCCTATCTTCAGATGGGTGGAGCCAGTCCTGCAAACGAACTAGAGTATCAAGGGCTTGCGCGTATGGGCGCTTTCTCTCTGTCCGAGGGAGAGCCAACTAAGGTTCAAGCTCCGTCATCTTCAGCATATGATCAGTTCGATGATATTGATGAAGTAGCTGGTGAAACTTCACGTCCTACCACATCAATGATCGCTCGTTTTGGTTTGACAAACCCTATCCTGTCAGCCAAATGTCCTTTCCACATTCAAGCGCACTGGGGTAAATGTAGTTCTCCTAATGATGCTAATGGTGGATGGGAAAAAATTCTCGCTTATGAGCACGCTCGATTCACTAATCGTAGTGGTGATGAGCAAACTGCTATTGATGAAGCAGGTCGTGCTACCATTCTTTTGACAGGCGATATTTCCGCTCGAAAGATGTGGGAAATTGATAACATGTCACTAGGTGAAGTAGCTAGTGATGATGTCACACGAGAAGTTGTGGCTGTTGTCATCCAAGACTATGTGTCTTGTGGCGACTGTGGTTATACTTCTAATGGTGAAAATCGAATCTACGCTGTCACAAAATCTTCAGGTTCAGGTTCTCCTGGTATGCCTGCAGAACTTCTTGTAAGTGTAGATGGTGGTTCTACCTGGACTGCCTACGATGTGGATACGTTGGCTGCTGATGAACAACCTTCAGGGTTGGCAGTTATCGGTACTTATATCGTGGTTATCTCGAATGATTCTGCTTCGATGCACTTAGCCCCTGTGTCAGATCCTGATAGTTGGACTGAAGTTACTACAGGTTTTGTTGCAGGCGCTGCTCCTACGGCTATCTACTCTGCAGGTTCTACTCGTACTTGGATCGTTGGCGATAATGGTTATGTTTACTTTACCGCCAGCCCCACAGATGGTGTTACGGTGCAGAGCACAGGTGGTGCTACGACTGAAAACCTGGTAGCAGTGCATGGCTCTGACTCATTGAATGTGGTTGGTGTGGGCGAGAATGGTGCTGTAATCTTTACAGCTAACGGTGGTCGTACTTGGTACGCTACTACTGTTTCACCCACTGTGTCTAATATTCTGTGTGTATGGATGCGCACGCCTTATCAGATCGTTGTTGGTACAAACGCTGGTCGTATTTACTACACGATTGATGGTGGTGCTGCATGGAATGAGAAAGTATTCCCGCTCTCTGGGCAGGGTGAAGTAAAAGCTTTCTCGTTCGCAGATCACACGGATTCACCTTTTGGGTTTATGACTGCTACGAATGGTTCAAAGGGTTTCATCTTCAGGACTCTGGATGGTGGTGCTTCTTGGTATCAGCTTCCCGATACTTCAGGTGCTACTCCTGATAATGATGCGCTTAATAGCTTGAGCGCTGGTCCTTCTGGTAACTTTGTAGTTGCTGGTGGTCTAGGCGCTGACGCTCTTGACGGTATCGTTTTGGTCGCCTCGTAATGTGAGTATCAGTCTGATAGATCCTGAGATGGCCCTCCTGGGATCTATCAGACTGTACTCTAAAGAAAATTTTATGAGGGCCAATAAAATATTTGGAGGGCTATTATGTCTGATGATGTGAAACTTTCTCCACAGGATATTCAGGAAATTAATGAAAAGGTTGGAGAAGCTACAGAAGAACAAGCCGTAAAGAAGGAAGTTAAAAACGAAGTAACACTTTCTTCTGGTTATGTTGTACGCAGTATGCCTATTCCTGATGGTCTCTTTATGAAAATTTATGAAAGATTTCCTGAACCTAAACCACCGAAGATTGATCGTGTAGACGGTGGTAAAACATTTCAAGAAGAGAACAGAGACGATCCAGAATATCAAGACGCTGTTAGCAAAAATAGGATGGCTATTGCCGAAGGTATGGCTAGGGTCGAGGCTCTGAAGGGTACTGAAATTATTTCTGTCCCTGAAGGAGCTTTTTCTTTTGAAGATGATAAAGAGTGGATGGAAGAACTAGAGTCTCTTAGTATTCCTGTGCCTCGTACAGCTTCTCGTTCTGCTCGTTATATTGAGTGGTTTTTGTATCGTGTAGCTCCTCGTTGGGAAGATCGTAATCTCATTCAAGATTTAAGAATGGCTGTGGAACATATCTCTGAGGAGGAGATTACCCAAGCGGAGGCTACGTTTCGGGATACAGATTGATTCTGTTCCGATAGATCAATGGCTTGATATATTCACAGATATAAAATATCGGCCTAATCCTGTGGCTTATCATACAGTTTTTGAAGAGCGAAGAGTAGCAAAGTATTGTAGTATGTCTTGGGTAGAGTATAATAAACTATCTAAAGAAGAAAAAACTATGCTGATTGCTTTTTATCGCAGCGAAATAAAACTTGAAATAGCTACACAAAAGCTAAGTAGTCTTAAATAAAGCGAGTCTCTGATATGCCTTTAACACAAGTTGGTTTGGATTTTGTTGTAAGAGGTGTCTCTTATGCTTTAGGTCGTGCTCAGAGATATACATCCGCTATTAAAGCGATGAACTCTGAGCAAGAAAAAGCTGTAGCAACTTCTGCAAAGCGTAGCCAAGCATATCAGAGACTTGCTAATGATGCTCAGATAGCTTTAATTGCTGAAGAAAAAGCACAGAATAAGCTTAAGGCTAAAGTTTATACGCAAGCAGAAAAATTAGGTGTTATTTCTTCTGGTGAAGCTGCTTTTCATAAAGAACAAATAAAGCTTCAAGAAAAAAGAACCCTTGAAACAATAAGACAATCAGAAGAATATGAAAACTTAGCGACACAAGAACAGAAAAATCTTGTACAAGAAAAAGTTTTAGAAGTTCAAACAAAAAGAAATCTCTTAGGTATAACAGCACTTGCTACAGGTGTTGCTATTTATGCTGGAGCATTGACAAAACTCTCTGCAGAATCTGTAAAACTAGCTACAGTTAATGTGGCACTTGCAAGAGGTTTGAAAACTGTTTCAACAAACATGAGCGTTTCTGCTGAAGAAACTGCTGCTACTGTAAAACAAATGCAAAAGATGCAGTTCACAGAGCAAAAATCTACACAGACACTCAGTAAATTGTTAGCTGTACGTTCAACTAATGCTGATGCTTTAAAGCTTACTGCTGTGGCTAATGATGTAGCAGCAGCGCGAGGACAAGATTATAATCTTGTCCTTGATTCTATGGTTGACGCTATTGAAAATGTTACAGTTACACAGTTGCGAGAGATTGGTCTGAGTATTTCTGCTACGCAAGTTTATAAAGCGTATGCTGATGCGCATGGTAAAACTGTAAGATCTCTTACAGTAGAAGAACAGCGCAGAGCTATCATCAATCAGATTGTAAAACAAGGAACAATTTACGCTGGAGCTTACGCCGAATCTTTGGGCGACCAAGATCAGCAAATGCGCAAGCTTAAAAATGAGATTACAAAACTTGCTTCCACTTATGGTACGATACTGCTTCCTGCTGTTACAGATGTAACAACTAAAACTGCAGCTTTTGTAGAATCTATTAATGAACTTGATCCAGCTATGCAAAGATTTTTAAGTAAATCTGCAGCTATTGTTGCTGCCGTAGGTGGTATAAGTTCTGCATTATTGATTTTGTCTCCTATTATTAAGCTCATTATTGGTGGTATTGTTACTGTCTTTACTACAAAGTGGGGGCTTGTTTTAGGTGCTATTGCAGCGATTGCTGGTCTTGCTACGTCTAAATTATTAGATGTGAATGCTGAAGTAGAGAAACTGGATAATTCATTAGCTAAAGAAACTAAGGCTAATGCGCTTAATGCTGTCAGAGATGGAGCAGAAAAAGCGGCAGAAGCTTTAGAAGCAGCGATTGTAAAGCAAGAAGAGTTAGCACAAAAAACTATTGCTTCTACAGAAGTGCTAAAGCGACCTCTAAATGATGCACTCGTTAGAATTAAGCTTGCTAGTGATGTGGTAGCTGACGGATTCTACGAAATGAACAAGGCGCTCAGGGATCTTGACCGCCCCCTGTGGCCTATTGAGGATGAGCTAGAACGTATTGCAGCCAGAATAGCTCCCATTATTATTCCTATTCAGAGAGCTAATCGTATACTGCAGCGTCAGCTTACAGATATTAAAACTCTGTATGATGAAGAAAAAGAACGCGCTGAAAGATTAAAGGATGAGTTAGACGATCAAGTAGACACGATGAAAGAGCTTCTTGATCTTGATAAAGATAGATTGAAATCTATTCAGCAAGACATCTTCATGGAAGAGCTTCGTAATAAAATCTTAAAGCGCAAGACTTCTGGATACTTGCTGGAGCTAAAGAGCGCTGCTGCAGCAGAGCAAGATAATATTGCTCTACGGCAAAAAGAAATAGAAGCTGCTAACGAATTAAAAGACACACAAAAAGAAGTAGAGAACGAAACACTTAAAGCTTATGAAGCACAAATTGCGGCGATTGAAAAACAAATAGCTGCATCAGAACGACAAATCGAACTTCAGCAAGAAGCTGTTACTTATCAGCAAGAAGAATTAGAACTAGCGCGAGCAGCACAGGTTGAAGATCGCCTTCGTCAGACTGAAATAGAAAGAAATCTGACAGATAAGCAGAATGCTCTTCAGCGAGAAGAAGAATTAATTAATCGTCAGATCGCAGCCTATGATAGAATCATTGAACAGCAGAATATTATTATTCAAGACATGCAGAGCATTCGTGAGGAAGGATCGCAATCTGCTGTAATACATTTATATCCTCAAATAGAAGCACTCCAAGAAATTGTTAATCAAACTATAGCTGCAGAAGCAGCAATGCAAAGTTACTATGCCAAGCTGGAAGAGTCTCCAATTACAAAAATAGCTGAGAAAGCTATAAATTATATAAATAAGATAGAGGAATCTTTAAAACCTCTTATAGGAATATTTAAAAAAATATTTCCTACAAGCTTACAAGAAGATTTAGATAAACTAACCAATAAATTTTTAATTATTCAAGATCTTTGGTCTAAAGTAGTTGAAGCATATAAAAAATATAAAACTATTATGTTACCAGGAACAGATGTAGATGCTATAAATTTATTAAGATATTTATGGAATGGTAAACTTCCTCAAGATTACCTTCCTGAAGATTATCTTCCACCAATAGAAGCACAAAGTATAAAACAATCTTCTCCTTCTATTTCAGACGTTACATCTTTCAGTAGCACAATGCGGCAACCTAGTGTGGTTAATAATTACTCAACCGTAGGCCCCACTGTGCAAGTGAGCGCAAATTATGCGAGTACACAATCAGCATCTTCTGTATTAAATGATGTACAGACATTACTAGCTCTGGTATAACAGGATAACATAATGAGATTTCCACAAAAATATGAGCCAGAACTTTTTAGAGTTTTAACTGATTATAATACAGAAGCTGTGCTAGAACTTCCTATGCAGTTGGTAGAAGTGACAGGCATAGGTCTTCCTGCAATGGATGTGGTTACATCTCGCACACCTACACAACACGGAGACACGGTGCTTGGACAATACGCACAGCCTCGTGTATTCTCTGTAGGGCTTATACTTAAAAATTTGTGGGGACCTGTCGATGATCGAACCCTGTGGGGAGCCAGACAACAGCTTCTAGCTGTAGCGAATCCCGCATTGGGAACTCTGACTTTTGAAGTTGCAATGACTAATGGAGATGTGTATCAATTAAAGAATGTTACACTTGATTCTGGGTTTGAATTAGGATTAGATACTTCAGGTAATCCACGCTATCAAAATATTGTGTTACGTTTTGTAGCACACGATCCTATCTGGTGGGGTAAAGAATATGAAACAACTTACAATCCCACAGATAATAATAGTAGCGTACTACCTGTATGGTTGTATGTTGATCCTGTGGAGACTTATGGTACCTGGTTTGTAGAACCAGAAATTGATTTAACAGGACCATTATATAAACCACTCCTCATTATTAGAAAAATGAATCCTGTGACACTCGGCTTAGAAACTGTATCAAGTCTTTGGCTTGATACAACGATTAATGCTGGAGAGCATGTTTACATAACTACAGCATTTGGTAATCGTCAGGCTGTGGATGATAATGGAGATAATGTTACGCTGGTAGATGGTTCACTATTCAGTACTTTCCAACTTTCTCCTAGTCCTATTCGCTTACTACATGATGAGCAAGACGAACCTTCGTGGTATCAAAACTTCTTTGAGCTTTATTCTAGTGTCCTAGTAACTGCAGATGCTAGAATTACTTTTAGATATTCAGATAGATTTACAGCAATATAAAGGCATATAATGAATCCTTATACTTTAATTATCACCAGTGAGCAGGGATCTACTGTGGTTCCTCTTGGAACAGAAGCAGCCAAAGAGTGGGAAACAAAATATAAAGACAGGATTAAAAATCCTATTATTGCACAGTTGCGACCTAACGACGTAGAAGGTCCTTGGCCTTTGCTTCAAGTAGTTTATCCAAAGAATACAGAAGTAGCTTTTAAAATTATTACACAAGGAAAATTATTTACAACCACAGGTGTGATAGAAGAAATTAAAATTTATTGTTTAGGTTTTAAAGATGAGCACAAAGCTACATTTATGATGGCTCATAATAATGGCACTCTGTCTATGTCACAGGAGGATAGGGTCTAATGGTTGCAACAGTTGTTCCTCATATCTGGTATGATGATCCCTTGATGGATGGTGGAGCACTTGTGGGTGGTGCTGATCTATCTTCTGCAGATAATGCAGAATATAGTGCAGCAAACCGCATTGCTCATCCTCTAACTCCTGCAACATACAGCTATGAAAAATGGATTCGCGCCCACATTACTGTTAATCCCGATAACTGGATTGGTTATTTTAAAGTATGGGGCGATGGCTCTATGCCTACCAACTCCACACTACGAGTAGGTACAGCTTCTGCGGGTGTAGCACCTGTGATTACTCCTTCTGTGATTGCTGTTAATGATTTCTCTGCTATGCTATCTACTGCTAAAGGTGTGTGGGATCTCACAGTGCGAACTGTAGCTGATTTGGCTACAAGTCCGTACACAAATTTTCTTGTCTTTCAGCTTTATGTCAACTCATCTTTTACTCCTGGTGACTGGGGACCAGAAGTTATTTATTACGAATATCAGGAGGCTTAAATGGGTCGCATTTTTATGACAGGCTTTGAAGCTGGCAGTGAATATGGCACATTTAATGGCGCTGGTGGAGATGTTTCTCTAGATACTACACATCAAAGATCTGGAGATTATTCTGCTAGGCTTTCTGTGTATCCTGGCACAGGTGATTATGGTTACTTGAGTAATTTCTTTGATGGTTATGGTGGAGTAGTTGCAGGTGATGCACCCGATGAAATTTATATTCGTGTTTATATGCGTATAGATACGAATGTTGATATGACTACAGAAGAGTTTCCTATTCTTACTTTAAGCGGTAACGCTTCTGGTAGTGCTCCTATTCTTTATATTGATTCGGTAGGAGAAGTTTACGGCTATTACAGCGCTGCTTGGCATGATCTTGGTGGTATGGCTTCTCCGTTTGATCACGATGATTCTTACTATCTATGGGAATTTTATATTAGATTATCTTCTTCAGATCTTTATCCTGATGGTCAGGTTATTATTAAGCGTGAAGGCGTAGAAGTTTATAATCAAGACAATATTCAAACACACGAAGCAGCTACAGTAACACAGATTGGACGAGTAGAGTTTGGTCCTGGTGCAGCAGGCGCTCCTTCTTTTGGTAGTGGTCTGACGAATGGTTATATGTATCTGGATGATATTGCAATCAATGATACAACTGGAACTCGTAATACTTCTTGGGTAGGTGCTGGTTCTATTATTGGCATTCAAGTAACTGCACCAGGAACTTATTCTGATCTCACTCCTACTCCTGGATCAGGAGAAGAAAACTGGGAAGATGTTGATGATGTACCTGCTGTGGATACTACTTATGTATCCAGCACCAGTTTGGGAGATAAAGATACCTATCTTGTAGAAGATCCTGCTGATAAAGGTATCGGAGAAGACAGTATTATTTCTGCAGTGCAATACCTTATTCGTGGAAAAATTCCTGCAGCAGGCTCTTCTACTGTGTATCCTTATTATATCTTTCGTGCTACAAGCGAATCACAATTAGCAGCAGAAGAGATCACCAAAACATATTTTGATTATGTGCCTGCTATTATTGATGAAGATCCTGTGACTAGTTTGCCTTGGCTTGCATCCTCTATTCGAGACAGCGAGTTCGGTATAGAGCAAGGATAGGAGAATATAATGGCTAGAGTATTTACTCGTGGTTTTGAAGATGGAGAGGCCGCTTTTGCAGACGACTACGAAAAGTTAGATCTTGGCGTAACCTATGTGGGAACTGTTACTAATCAGCCTACTATACTTAGTTTTGGTACTACTCGTTGTATTTTAGTTAAAGGGACTACAAATTCTGTAACGAGATCTGCTGGTGCTTTATATCTTGCACATATTGTTCCTCAGACATCTTCTGCTTCTTTAGATGAAGTATATGTAAGAATTTATGCAAAGATGTCTGTATGGAGCGGAAATAAAGTATATGCTGGTATTGGTGTTTATGATGAAAATAAAGCTCGTTTAGTAGAGTTAAGAAATAATGGAGATGTTATTACACCAAACGGTACTGTGTCTGCAGGAGCTATCTCTTCATTTTCCTCTTCTTGGGATCGTTATGAGTTTTATGTTAAAGTAGCAACTGCTGGTAATGGCGGCGGTGTAATTATTCGTCTTAATGGTTCTATTATTTATTCCTCCATAGCTACGGGAGGAGAGGATATGACTTCAGGAGGAGGATTAGAAGCAGGATATATTGCTTGCACAGTGCTTACAGGTTATGCTCCATCTGCGAGCACTTCTGTAATAGAGTTTTTAATGGATGATATTGCTGTTAATGACACTGTAGGTATTTCCGATTCTAGTTATCCTGGAGAAGGTCGTATCGTAGGTCTTCTCCCTACAGCAGCAGGATCGAATTCTGACATGACCCCACTCTCTGGAGATAATTACGCTAATGTGGACGATGCACAGAGTTCTGGCAACGATGGAGATACAACTTATGTGGCAGCAGCAGTTTCTCAAGAAGTAGACTCTTATGTTTGTGAGAATCTTGCAACGAAATATCCTACTCTACCAACCAATACAGCGATTTCACGAGTAACTCTTATGACTGTGTGTAGAACACCAGCAACGGGACTTGATATTAGGGGCGTGGTTGTTGATGGTAGTACGGAAAATGGTGTTGTTGTTACACCAGAAGGAGTAGCATCTTATGGTTTAAATGGCAGCGTTGTTACACACCCAGACGGTAATTGGACATATGCTAGAGTAAATAGTGCAGAATTTGGAATTGAGTCAATCTAATGGCAGAACTTCGTACCACTCAAGTAATCGCAGAAGTTGAACTTGGACCAGAGCTTCGCACAACACAGGTGGTTGCAGAAGTTGAGCTTGATTTAAATTTTCGCACTACTTCTATATCTCAATTTCTCCTAGAAATAGATTTTGGTCTGTCCGCAGGAGTATCTAGACTTTCGCAATTTATGCTTGAAATAGATTCTGATTTTACTCCTGTCCTACCTGCATCTGTGTCGCAATTTCTGATAGAAATTGATGACACAGGAGTCGATACCACAAAAACTCAAGATGATTTTAATTTACAGGCGCTTGTAGTAGACCCTACAACTACGAGTAGCTTCTTTACGCTTGCAGCCAAAGTAAAACCTACTTCTAAACACAGTGGGGTATTTAATTTACAAGCGTATGTAGAAGAAGCTACCAAAGAATTTTATCTTGCAGCCAAAGTTCGTAAAGAGATTCCTACAGTTACAGAATATTACCCAGACTTTGAAGGTCCTTATGAAGTACGTTTGCTGGATCACGATCTCTCATTAGTTCGTGTACTTGAACGATTTGAGAGATTAGATTTTACTCGTGCTGTGAACGGTAAAAATTATAATGGGTATGGTTCTTTTACTTATACAGCAGCAGCAGATCTAACAAACATAGATGAGTTTACGCTGGATCGCATTATCGAAGTGCGTAGAATGTCTACCACATATGGTGCTGTACCTGTGTTTCAAGGACTTGTACGCTTTAAGAACATAACCATCAATGAAGACGATCATAAAAAATTATTCATCTGTGCTGGTCCAGATCTTAGACACTTTATGAAGCGTCATATTATTATTCCTGATGAAGATCAAGCTTTCTTGTCTTTATCAGAACCTTTTGTTGACATAATGCACGATATAGTTTTTCGTAACTGCAGCGTCTATACTGCAGGTACGAGACAAATGCCTGGGATTTTTCCAGGAACTTTTTCTGGTTATGGTATTCCTCTTAACCTAAACTTTAGATATTCTAAAGTGAGTGATGAGTTAGATAATCTAGCTAATGTTGCTGAAGGTGCTGATTGGGATGTCTTTATCTATAATAGCGCTCCAGATTATATAACCTTTGAAACTTTCTATCCGTTCAAAGGACGAGACAGGCGCACAAACACTGTGCAAGGTTGGCCAGAAATGGTTTGGTCTCTAGACCGTGCCAATATTGTAGGACCTTCTTACACAGAGGATCGTGTGGATGAGGTTACTGTGACGTATGTTGCAGGAGAAGGGGTAGGAGTTGAACGCGCAATAGTAGAACGGTATAATGTAGCAGATAGACAAAACGATTCGCCTTGGAATAGAGTAGAAGAATTCATTGATGCTAGTTCTGAAACATCAGAAGCAGTTCTAAAAGCTCAAGGTGATGCTAATAACGTTGAGCATGGTATGGTTAGAACATTCTCTGTACAAGCAGCGCAAAAAGAACTTTTAAGCTATGGAACGAAATGGAATCTTGGGGATATTACCACAGGGGTGTTTGATTTAGGTGGTACTTTTGATATGCGTGTGGTAGAAGTTCGAGAGATTCTTGATCCTGGAGAAGGACATATCGCTGTCTATCCTACGTTCTTTATCTATCCTAGACTGGAAGATTATTAATGCCCAATAACGATCCTATGATTCGGCAAACAAAAAGAACAAGCACAATCCAACGAGGACTTGTTACTAAAGAAATTCCTTCAGTCAACCTGTGGAATGCTTCTGCTATAACTTTATCTCCTGGAGATGTTGTTATTCTTTCTGACACAGATGAAAAATCTGTAGTAACTACAACAACTGCAGGTGCTGCGAATCCTTTGATCGTACTTATTGGTGCTGCTCCTGGTGAGCTTGTTAAATGTATTGTCCCTGGTTCTGGTGCTGCTGCCGCCTTGTGTGGTGGTGTAGCTATTGCTCCTGGGGATACTATTATTACGTCAACTTCCGCAACGTACGGTAAAAAATTAGAGACTGAAGATGCTTCAGGATCTTTAGGTACTGCGATTTCAGCAAAAGCTGCAGGTGTTACTTCTCTAGTATCTGTTTTGCTACATGATAGCGTAGCACTTTATAGTTCTGGTGGTGGGGGTAGTCCTGACCCCTCCACGATTGACCACAATTTGCTGTTAAATACACATAACCTTACAACAGATATAGATCATAACTTAATTACAAATACGCATAATCTTACCACTGACATAGATCATAACTTAATTACAAATACACATAACCTTACAACAGATATAGATCATAACTTAATTACAAATACGCATAATCTTACAACAGATATAGATCATAACTTAATTACAAATACGCATAATCTTACCACTGACATAGATCACAATCAACTAACAAACTATGAGGCAGATGAACATGTTCCTCTTGATGATGCTGCAACAGATGATGCACATGTCTGGTCTGCAGAGCAAATTCAAGATGCTATTGATTTAACAGAACACAATACGCTAGGTGGTTTGCAGGGCGGTACAGCAGGAGAATACTTCCATCTTGCAGAAGATCAATATAATATACTTACTGATGGAGACGCAGTTGTAGATATTGCTGATGATCAACATGTTCATCAGCTTATACCTAATTCCATGACAATAAATGCCGTTAGTAGTATAAACGAACCAGCACTGTTAAATGTTCATCATTCTGGTGTAGGAAATCCTACAGCTATTTTTGGGTCGCTCAGTACTTTATACACTGGTCCAGGAACTTTATTTATTGACAATAATAAAATAGGTATAGGTTATTATAATGATGCGGATGATGCTTCATTTTATTTAAATAATTCTGGTTATTTAGGGGGAATAAGTCGTTATCGTAACTTTATTATAGGAGATGGTAAAAACTCTCCGTTATCTTCTTGGAGTGGTTCTGGAGCTACTTTAGACCATGTAATTGAAATGTCAATTACTCCTCCAGCGATTGATCAAGTTCCTCTTACAATACAAGGACTAGCAGGACAAACTGCAAACTTGCAGGAGTGGACTGACAGTACGCCAACAGCCCTAGCAAAAGTAGGGCCAGATGGTACCCTTACTACCCCAGCCATTGCTGGTGTGGGCAGTATAGGAAACGCAGGTCCTATAAGTATTCAGGCTGTGGGAGCCCCAGGGACAGAGGTAGTCTTCAATGAGCTCGGGGGAGACATAGATTTCAGAGTCGAGGGAGATACGGTATCAAATCTATTTTCTGTGGATGCGAGCACAGATAGGATTGGCATCGGTGTATCTACTCCTCAAGCGTTGCTTGATATAACTAATACAGATACAGATCTTGTGGGTCTAGCCATCAATAGTAATTCTACAACACAACCTTATCTTTATATGAATGGACCTGCACCAGAAATTAGGTGGCGAGATAGTGCCGCATCAGGAACTCCTCTTGCAAGGATGCTGGGGGATAGTGGTAATATGGTTTTTGAGTCTGATTCATCAGACGAGATAGCCGGTAGCTACATGGCTTTTACTATTGATGGCGCAGAAAAGATGAGGCTAGATGTCAATGGCAGAGTCGGTATTGGCACGGACGCGCCGAATGCCGATCTGGAGGTCATCGACTCAGGAGCGTCGGGCTTAAACGTTACCAAGTACACCACGACGGGCCAGGGCGCTTATAACGTCACTAGAACGGCAAGAGGCACAGAAGCGTCGCCAACCGCATTGCAGAATGTTGACGCGCTTGGTTACTACTTGTTCAAGGGACATGACGGCGTCGGGTTTTACACCGGAGCCTATTTGCAAGCTGCAGCGTCTCAAACATGGCAGGCTGGAAAGCATGGTACACAATACGAGTTCTTTGTCACGCGCAATGACACAACAGCTAATGTTAGTAGAATGCGTATCACAAATGATGGTCTCGTAAGTATAGGCAACTCGCTAACACCCGTTGCACAATTCCATGTCGATCAGGCAAACAATATAGCGGCTATTCCTGTGCTGATTCTCGATCAAGCAGATTTGAGCGAGGAGATGATTGAATTTGATACCACAGTAGGCGCTGGGTATCCCGTAGATACAGCAGCTATAGGGACTTATTACGGCAAAGTTCGTGTAAGTGTTAATGGAACATTCAAGTACATACCATTATATAATTCGTAGGAGGATTCATGGATTTCATTCCTAGTGTACGACCTGTTCCTGATCATATCGGTGACATTAGTTTTATCATTACTAATTATTTAGATAACACAGAAACTCCTGATAGTGTGCAATATGAAGTGCAAGTTTTGCAAGCAGATGGTTCAATCTATAATATAGAACAAGGTGATTTAATTCCTTATCTAACACAAGAACAGATTGTAATGCTTGTACAATTTGCAGATTCTATGCGGACATTAGCACAAGGATTAATTCCAGAATAATTTTAGGAGGGCCGACCAATGGATAAAATTGAATTGACTGAAGCAGAAGCAAAAATTGTTTTTACTCTGTATGAAACTAGGCAACAGGTAGTGGCAGAACAGGATAGTATAATCTCTGCTTTGATAAAATTACTAGCAAAAAATTATGGGTTTTCTGAAGACGTTAATCTAAGTATTACTCAAACAGAGAATGGTAAACTAGTATTAGAAAGTAAAGCTGATAAACAAAATGAAAAATAAAATTCATAAAAGAGTTTAAAAATTAATGGCTGAATCAGAACTTCTTTTAAAAGGTATAGAATCTGGAAGTCTTGTTTTTGTAATTGTTCTTATGTATCTTGCCCTTCGCTATCTGCTTACAAAACTAGATAGAATAGATGCACTAGAAGATGCTGTAATAACTATTACAAACACTCTCACAGAAAGACTTTCAGAACTTAATACATCATTAGCTATACTCACAGAGCAGAGTAGACGCTGCGAACAAGAGACAAGGGAGTCTATCAGACGAGTAGAAATTGAAATGAGAGGGAAGAACTAATGACGGCACTATTGATTATTTTTCGTGTCGTTTTTGTTGTAACATCCGTTATGGGTTCTTCTTTCGCCATCTACATTCTAGCTTCTCGATACACCAGTGATGACGGAGCACAACGACTAGAAGAAGAAGTCTCAAAATTTTTGGCTGCCTACAGAAGTATCGAAGGAGGACAGCCTAATGACAGACAATAAAAATATGTATGATTTAATAAGTGCGCTTACATTCTGGTTATCTGTTCCGCTTATCGTAGCTAATCTTATTCTTGCTTGGAGATTTATCCGAGTATTGAAACAAAGAAAAAATATAGCGTCTGCTTTAATGTTTTTAATGATTATGTCCTTAACTTTTTCTACACTATATAAAGCTGTTATAAGTGTAGACATTATAGTTATTGAAGGTGCTATTATATTCTTATATAAAGAATATGAACCATTAATAGCTCTTAGCATTCGCTATATTATAACAATCTTTCTGTATACTTTAATGTCTTTACGTCCTAAGAGCATCAGCATTAGACGTAAAACTGATAGATAGTTTTAAATTTTATAGAGGGCCATAAGTTTTTCTGTAATATTTTTCTTGTATCTAGACAATTCTTGTACAAGAGCTTCTTTAAGAATAGCATCTGAAATCATTTGTTTTCTAGCTATTACATCTTCTACAGCAGCATCAATGGACTCTTTACAAATCAAATTGTAAATAGTTACAGGATTCTTTTGACCTATTCTATGCAGTCGTCCTTCTGCTTGATGCTGCTCTCTAGGATTCCAATGATGCTCGATAAAAATTGCCACAGAAGCAGCTTGCAGATTTAATCCTGTGCCTCCTGCTCCTAGCGTACAAAGTAAAACTTTACTATCTCCAGAATCTAAACTATCCTTTGCTTCTTCTCTATCCTCGGCTTCGACATCCCCTGTGATAATCCCACAAGAAATATTTTCTTTTTTCAATCTCTGTTCTAGTGCAGCAATAGTTCCTTTGTACAAAGAGAACACAACAATTTGCTGATCTGTACCTGTGATAATATCCATCGCAGCATCCAACTTACCAGAAGAATCATCAAAACCGATTGTGTGCGGTGTGCTCAGAATCTGTCTTAGTCTGGTAATGATTGCGATTTCAGCAAAGGCTTGTACTTCTTCTCCTGTTTCCGCTTGCGCTATAGCATTCAAAGCCATATCTTTATAATACTTTGCTTGTTTGATTGTCATTTCAACTTCAATATTGATCACAGTTTTATCTGGAATATCTATACTTACATCCTGCTTTGTTCGTCTAAGCATCACAGGTGCAAGTTCTCTGCGCAGATATTCTTCATTACGTGTGCCTATAATTTTTCGTGATCCAAAATAATCTTCGACATAATCCACATACATCTCGAAGAAACGCCAATAAGAAGTAAATTTTTTAGGGTAAAGAATATTTAATAGAGACCATAGATCAGCAGTATTGTTTCCAATAGGTGTACCTGTGAGCATGACAACATTAGCTGCTGCAAGGTTTTTTGCTTTCGCTACTGTTTTTGTTTTACGATTAGACATCATATGAGCTTCATCATAAATGATCCAATCCCACTGAATACGGGGAAGATCATATGTTCTAAGATTATGATAGTTAAGAATGAACCAACCTTCTCGATATTCTTGTAGTTGCTTCTTTGCTTTCTTAGGTTCTGATACAACCACAGGTAGAGAATATTTAGACCATGTAGCAATCTCTTTAGCCCACTGCCATTTAACAGAATTAGGACAAACGATAAGAATATTTTTATGTCGTGGAGAAATGTCCGTAGCTAAAATAGTCTCTACCGTCTTACCTAACCCCATTTCGTCACCGAGAATACAGCGTGAAACAGATTTAATATACTGAACACCTACTCTTTGATAAGGTCGAAGCATCTTTTCTTTGGGATGATTTATTTGTACTTGCTTTGAGATAGTTTCTGCTAGAGTTCTTTCTGATTCAATCTGTTCTTCATACCACTCTTTGCTAAAATCGTCTGGTGTAATACCCAATTTCTCTACCAGAATTTCGTATAGTCTAGGTTCTGCGGGCATTGAAACAATACCATCATCCTGTGACACACCAGGAACTTTACCTAGCAAAGCCATTGTTTCAATTCTTTTTTCGTTATGCACAAGCAGTCTAGGAGTATAACGCCCACCAGGATTGTAGTACGTGATCATTTTAAAAAGTCTGCTCCTTTTTTAGAAAGAATAAAAGCAAGAGCGTGTTTGCAGGCGTCCTGAATATGAGGAGAAGATCCACACATTTCTTGTTCAGATTGTGTAAGCACTAATCTTTTAATAAGTGAGGCGGGTTGAATGATCACAGGAGTATTTTGCTCCTGTGCTGCATATTTTATCACACCAATAACTTCTACAGGAAGCAATGCACTATGTGATAAAGCTTTAGCTTTTCCTGGGTAGAGTCCAAATCTTTCGCAGATAATAATGTCAGGAAGATACCTCATTCGGATCATGTGGGGAATATCATTCCAAAGTTCTACAGTTCCACAAAAAGAATCGTATTGATTATCTCTAAAATTTCTAAAGCTGTTGTCATAATCAGCACAAAACCAGCCTGTAGTTTCTCCTGGATCAAAAGCTAGAACTCTTTTTAACACGATTCCTCCTAGGAAAAGAAGAGAGAATAGTCGCGCCAACAACTATTCTCTCTAGCCTAAAACACGACTTTTGTTTATGGTCTAAATAATTTATCCTGGTGAGATAACTGTCATATTCCTATACATAAACAAAAGGCGCACAGTTGAGGTGGGAGGGATTTGAACCCTCATGGCGTTTCCGCCAGCGGCTTTTAAGGCCGCCATGTCTACCAATTCCATCACCACCCCGACTAATGTTAGATATAATCTATAGATGTTATCATTGCTGCTACAGCTTTTGGATCAAGCAACATAAAATTATCTGAAGATAAAGTTTTTCCGTTTGAAGTTCTTATTCCATCTTCGTCGTTGTTGTTTGAAAAAATAAAATTATCTAGTGTTATCCAAGCATTTTCTTCGGTGGTCGCAGTTAAAGCCACAACAAATCCGTCATTAATAGGTTTTTTGGGGGAGAGATTATGACACCTAGACATGCCTGGCCAAGTAGTAAAAGTCCATAAAGTATCCATTATTTAATCCTCTTCTACAATAAGAGAACCCCAACGATAACCACGTTCTGCTTCTACAGGAAAAGGAATCGTATCACCATAAAGTTCTGCCGCTGTGCCTTCCATACACTTGCTAAGTTCGTGTACTGCGTCCTCTGCATCTTCTTCAGGAACACAGGCTGTGATACTATCATGGACTGTCATGCGCACTGAGAGACCTAGTTTATCTAAGGCGATGATAGACGCAAGTGTAGCATCACTAGCAGAGCTTTGGGGAATCATATTGATTGCCTGTCTGAAAATTTCTGATACTCGATAGCGATCATTCTTTACATAAACAAGCTCAGGAAATCTTCTCTTTCTACCAAGCAGAGATTCAACATACCCTTGTTCGAGTACAAGCTGCTTTACTTTCTCGTTATATTCTACCACCTTGGGCATTTTTGAAAAGAAAGCTGAAGCAATCTTGTGGACAATTTCAGGATCTACACCATGTGTACCGTCACGCTGTAGTTTATCCTCAGATGCTCCATAAAGCAAAGCAAAGTTAAAAGTTTTTGCAGAAGAGCGATTGGCTTTTGTATAGTCATCTCCCCAACCATCTCGTGCAGTTTCTCCGTGCAAGTCTCGTCCTTCTCGATAGCAATTAATCAGATAAGGATCTTGAGATAGTAGAGCAATTGTTCTATATTCGATTTGACTATTACAAGTAAATACACCGCAACTTAAAGCAAAATTATGTTGATCATCTACAGTAATAGCTCGCATAGGTTGTAGACCCACAGGTTGAATATCTATAATTACATGATTTTTACCGCCCCTTCGTGCTGTGTCATAACATTCTCTAGAACAATATTTTTTAGTATTTCCTTTTGTAACATAACACTCTTTACCACAGATGGGACAAACTACGAAAGTTCCAGAACGTTTTCCGTAATTAGGATTATTTTTTCCAACATACGAACGACGATTTTTAATTCCTTCTCTAAGATTGTTTAATCTTAATGTGTGATCTTGTTCAGCGTAATTTTGTTTACCGTGTTCAGACCAGTGTTTTTTAGCATTCACATATGTAAGATTATCTGGCAGATTATTTTGTCTATTTCCGTCTTTATGGTGTACATGCGTATTTTTATTACGTTTTCCAAACAAAGTTTCAGCTACAAGTATATGTTCTTTTATATAATCAGTTGCATGAGTAGTATATAAATGAACATAACCATTACGAGGATTAACGTACCTATTAAAAGGAAGAAGACGATCTCCTATGGTCAGATTTTCTGTTGTTCGTTCTTCGATAGGATGATAGCGCCGACCTTTTCCTGTTTTTATTAACCACTTGTGATCTTTAGAAGCAATAATAGATTCTCCATTATCTAACGTTATACGAAAACTCTCTAGCATTCCTACATTTACTTCTTTTGTTACCAAACCTGCGCACACTTTATGATCATCTACAGAATAAACACGCTCTCCAACATGAATATCTTTTAAAGGTTTGGCTCCTTCAAAAGTTTCTACAAGTGTTTCTGGATGAAGACAAAAATCGGCCTCTACAAAGACAGATCCTAAATCAGCAATAAACAAATTACGAATATCTGTTTTTGCCTCTTTATTCCTGCTAGGCTGGTTTTGTAGATTTGGCGTTGAGGATGACAGCCTTCCTGTGACTGTACCCGCAAGGTTAAAGCTTGTGTGTACTCTACCATCAGCAAGCATAGAGTTTTGTAGTCCTGTGACGTATCGAGATGAGATAGTATAAGCTTCTCGATAATCCAGTAACATACGCACAAACTCGTGCTGATTTTCTAGCATAGATAGAACAGTCTTTGCATTTGTAGAACGTCCATCTATCTCAGGCAAACCTAACTCATCAAAAAGAATATGCGATACTTGTTGTGGTGATCGTGGGTTAAATTCATGACCACAACATTGTTCCATTTGTTTATAAGCATCAAGAGCTTTTGATTCATACTTTGGAATAAGCGTTTGAAGAAGTTGCTGATCTAATAAAATACCCTTCGCTTCAGCATTAGAAAGCGCCAACACTCCAGGCATAAGAAGATTCTTATATATCCAAACCAACTTCTCTTGTGGTTTAAGCATCTTGTGCAGTTCCCACGTCATTACTCGCTGCCAATAACCGTCATTTGCTGTATAAGTATGTAGCATTTGTGTAGGCATAGCAGAGTAATCAACATCTTTTCCTGTAAAAAACTCTTTCACAGGAGTATCCCAATCAGGAGCGCGAAACATAGCAGCACAAATTTCTTTAGCTCCATGCGTACCTTGTCGCTCATCAAGCAAGTAATGAGCAAGAAGCGTATCATACTTGAAATCAAGCGTAACACCCAATTGCAGACGAATAAAGTTGCGATCAAACTTTACGTTATGCCCAGACCAAGCTACTTGTGGACTTGCTTTTTTCAAAGCTTCTGCAAAACCCTGTGAATAGATCACATGTTCTGGAATGAGATAAACTAACTCATCTTCACTTGGAGCCATTACAAGCAGAATAATTTTACCTGATACAGGATCAAGAGAATTTGTTTCAATATCCAGAACACAGAAAGAATTTTGTTGTGCCTTACGCAATACCATATCATAATCTTCTGTGAGCACATACTTAACTTCTTCAGGATTCGGAGGACGCACATCAAAAATATCTGGATTCAGAATAGCATGTACATATTTTAGATCAGCCGTAATATCTGCAAGCAAACGATTGTTTTTCATAACAGCGCCTGGATGCACAGTAGGAATAACCTCTACTCGATAACTATCTCCATCTTTTACAGGGATGTCGATAGTTTTTCTGATGCCTCTGCGCTTAGTGATTCCAGGACCCTTACCCAGCAGATTTTTTGTAGCCAGATTACCTAGCGTAAGCACAAGCTTTGGTTTAAGGGAAGCAATTTCATCCAGCAATCTGTCTTTACATAATCCTGCTGCTTCTTCTTTTTGTTTTTCATCCTGACCAAAACACAAACAAGTATTGGTGAACCAATAGGAAGACAGATCTTCTAGGTGCAGAGTATCCCGCAGAATTTTAAAGCTATCAGCAGAGAATATTTTTCGATTGACAACCTCCTGTGTTGTTGGTCCTTCTCCAACGATCACAAGATCTGCGTGCTGCTGATTGTCTAGCTTACCCTGACCTCTAAGACCGATACGATTTTTAAAGGGACAATTTTCACAAGCTGCGAGAGGGTGTTTACGACTACTCATTTTGAATCTCTTCAAGTGCTACTCTAAGATCTCGATTTTCTAGTTCTGCTTGACATAAATACTGCCATAGATCTATAAGTTCTTCTTTAGCGTCCTGGAAAACATTTCTACCGTTGTGTGTTTCTAGTGTAGTACCATATGTTTCGATGCCTCTACGTTCTGCATCATCAAGCATTCGATTAAACTCTTTACGAGCATAAGGTGTAACTCTGTCTTTTCCTGGTGTGGGATTTTCTTGTGGCATAGGAAGGCCCTCCTAATATAAAGATTTCACAGTAGCTACTGGTGTATTTATTTCTGCTCCCTTGAGTGTGATACCATACTTTGATACAAGTGTTTCATTCGTTAAGAAGTTAGGCACATTCAGACCAGCTTTAAAAGCGTTCTGCAATCTGATACCATACATCTGTAACTTGTTTCCTGGAGCAGTCTCTAGCAGCGTTAGCGGTACAACATAATTACTGTTATCTCTACTCCTCTCTGATAACTGTGATTGCATTGCTTGAGATTCCAGCATTCCTTTTCCTCTGATTCTCCTTTCTCTAGCCCACCATTGATGTGCTGTAGTAAAATGAATCCAAAGAACATTACTATCTTTGGAATAGAAACAAATAAAAGGTACCTTTGTATTCTGAACATTGGCCACATAAGAGACAACATCTTCTACGAAATCATCCACCATTGTCCTTGACATTCCTGTGGTCAAACGCATGACGACGAGATCAACACACTCCGAGAAATCATCCATTGACCATTTGATAGGTGCTACTTCATAAGCTTTAAAATGATCATTCAAAATGCGCATACCACAGGCTGTTACTGTGATATTATTTCTTACACGATCAGGAAGAGTGGTTGTAAATTCCTTCTGGGTTTTTGCAAATTCTTCTCTATATATTTCTAGAATATCTTCAGGTGTATATCGTAGAGTGTGCTGAATAAAACGACCAGCGAAAGCAGCAATATCATATTCTACTAATTCTTTATAAGCTCTGTGATGTACAGAACCCTCTCGTACATCTTCAGGATGTAGATTGATAATAATAGAACGCTGTTTCAACGCTGGATCTGATAGGGCATCTTCACCATCAACAATCACAGGTGCTTCCAAAAGATAAGTTTCTGTAGACTGATCGGCGTGTCCTCGGCTATCCATTCCTGTGTCATAGAGCATACGCAAGAGACCATGAAGATCTGATTTTGCGTCAATGGTTGATTCTCGATACTCGCCAAAAGTTACAGGGAGTGCGTTTGTCTGTGAGAGTAGCATACGCAGAACGAATTTCGTGGTGCTGGATGAGTTGGTGTGAGCATCTGTGATTCCTAACAAACGCATAAGAACGTTATTAATAATAGAAGTTTTGCCTGATCCAAGCGTTCCAAAAATATTCAGGATAGGAAAACGAATTTCAGCCAAATGAAAAAGCTGCTTGACAGTTGCGGCAGCAAACCATCCCAGCATAGGAATAATCGCAGTTCTTTTATTCGTTAATCCTAAAAGAGGACTCATTGCTTTGAGCAATGCTTTATAATCGTCATCATCAGGGAACGTATACACAGTAGAAGGTACTGTATCGACACCCTCTCTTCGCCTATTTTTTCTATCAGCATATAGATAAGGAGATTCTGAAGCTTCATAAGTGCGTGTAGCATCTATTGTAATTGTTTTAGTTACCCAGAAATTTTTATGTCTACCAACTACATAGGTGCTAACAGCATCAGTTACTTCGTTCTCTCTACATTTATCCATAAGATAGAGGAGATACTGCTTTGTTTCAAACTCGGAGCCAAGCCATTGCCATTCCATTGCGGTCATGTATTTCATAAAACCTGTGAGAGAGGAGAAAGCAGAACGTGGAAGAATAACTCCTTCCCAGGTTTTGTCTTCTGTTTTAATGGTGCCAAGAAAAGCATCCTCGGCAGAGTCTTGACTACGCAAAAGTTTCTCAGGGATATAATTAAAAGTAGCTACTTGATGCTTACCTTTAGCACCGTCGTAAAAAAGCATACCATTAACTTCAGTAAACTTTTGTGAGCTTTCAGCGTAAGAATCTTTTGCTTTAGCTAGATCAATATTTAGTAGACGATAATTATCTTCTCTCCATCGAGCACCAATAGGATTTTGATCTGCAATAAGTTTAATTGTTTTATCTGATACACCAGCAGCAATAAGATTTCTAAGAACAAACCAGTCTCGTTCGCTTCTGGTTTTGAATCCTACATCACTACCTGTTTTGATTGTCTCTAAACACTGTGAAGATACTCTAACCAGCGCAAGCAAATCATCTGGATCGTATCGTTTAGTAGGATCAGAAACTTTGATCTCAACTTTTCTAATATTCCTGGCATCTTTACAATTGTGTGTATCAGGAATGCGAAGAATACGTTCTGGATCATGCACAGCATCAGAACCGATGATAGACATGATACCTTTACATATTTTTTGGGAGATCGCTCCATCAACAGAACGTTCTAGCAACCAATAAATATGTAGACCATGACCACTGTTTACAACATATGAGGGACGAACAGGAAAAGATTCAACACGATCTAAAAGAGTTTCTTCTGTGACATCGAAATTATTTATCCCATCAATATCAGCATATACACAGGTTAGTCGTGTGTATGCGTCATAATAATTTCGTTTTCTAGGAGCAACTCCAAAATACAAATCATATTGAAGATTGTTTTGTGCATACTCTCTAACTTCTTTAGGAGAATCAAAGAGCAATCTTTTTACTGGAGAAGATTTCTGAAAAACATAAATCTGTTCGTCTGGATGAAGACTCTCAAAAATAACATCCAGCATTAGGTATCCTCCAAGGAGAAAGAACAGTGGGCATCACACAGATGCCCACTGTATTTTAATTACAGACTGGTTAGAGAAGACCACCACTTGAGGGACGCTGACTAGCTGAAGCAGCAGGCATGGATTCTCCTGAAGGACCTTCGCACTCGTCTACAGGGCAGGTACGCTTTACGTTTGTAGTAGGCTGACCATTATACATCGAAGGCGTAAGAACAACACCCACACGACGACCAATCAGATCATCATACTCAAAGCTAAAGTTCGGAGAGATAATGTCCTCTTCAGTATACTCTCCCGTAGCAAGCAGAAGCAGAGCTACTTGATACTTGGCAGCAGGCAGAACAATATTCTGCCAAGCCTTGCGACCTTCATAGCCTTGATGTACGCAATCATAAGTGACTTTCATCATTGGCTTGTTGGTGTTTCTAGTAATAGTATCTTCAATAGATTCGATAGCCATCTCGTAGCTACCAGGAGCAAGCGGTTCGGGACGAAAATCGGAGGAAGAAAAATTAAACGTAGGCATTGTGTGTGGTTCCTTTACTGAGTTTTAATGTTGTCGAAACGATGTGACCAAGCGTTCCAAATCGCAGCCATAGTTGGATCAGAAAGCACAGCAGGAAACGATTTGGGAAGACGACTCTTTGCCCTGATCCTAGAAAAGGGCTGGGTTTGTAGTGTTCTTTTAGCTTCTTTAAGTTCTCCTTCCTTGACAGCTTTAAGATCGGCATCCAAGTATCCGACCAAATCAAAAAGTGGCGGCATCTTTTGTACTAATCGTCCTACCATAGCAGGCTCTCGATACAGACCACCACTAATTTCATCCTTCTGTGCGCTCTCGCCGCAGGTGATGATAAGATTCAGTTTACGCTTTTGAATCGTAACACGCAAAAGTTGAAGCATGGTATCGCTGACTACACCATAGTCCTGAATCTGGGGCATTCCAGACTCACGACCTTGATTAATAAGGTTCTCTCGCATCAGCAATGTCCACCAAGCAGAAGCACTATCAATAATTACTGTTTTATACTTGGTCTCAGGATCTTTCATAATCGAAGACATTTGACGCATATCGTCCAGAGATTCCATTGTCCACAGATCTACCCTGGACCAGTTGGCCTTCAGCTTGTCACTGATACTACCTACACCATCCTCGAAATCTGCGTAGAATACAGGACACATTTCATCTACCAGCAGTGTAGTTCCTGCTAGATGTGTTTTACCTACACCTGTACCGCCGTAGATAAAGCACCTAAGCTTTCCTTCTGTGAGTTCCTTTTCAGTTACTTTAGGCATTAAGCAATTTCCCCCCTGTGATGTTTTTCTTTCTCGCAGTACAAAAGTTTATCATAAGTTACTACATCAGGTGTTTGTCCTTGCTCTCGCATAGTTTTACAGATAGGTTTAAAAGAACACATATTACAGGTCATAGGATGACCAGGACGAGGAATATTATAATGATCACACACAAGCATTTCTTGAGCACAAATGTCTACAAGTGCTGTAGACCATTCCAAATGATTTTCTGTAGGTGCGTATGTGATCTGTTTATTATATCGTGAGTCGTTCAAAGTAGCTACAAATTCTAGATAGCTCGGATCGTTATCCAATCCTCTATCTCGCATAGCTTGCATGTACAAGCCTTGTGTTGTTCTCTGACTTTTATCTTTGGAGAGTGCTCCAGATTTTAAAACTCGTGGAGCCACAGGAGGAGTAGAAGATAGAATGTTCTGCATAATAGCAGGACGATTTTCGTTATCATCCAGCATTTCTATAAGAGAGCTTGGAATCTCGTCCTCGGTATGAAATTCTGTAGTATCTGAACGTAGCATAGCTAGGTAGAAAGGAAGTTGCAGATCGAGAAAGAGACTATCATCATCAGGCATGTGACCATATACTTTATGATCTACAACATACAACATCTGATCTACTTTTACAAGCGCATCTACACGCCCTTTAATAGTATAACCAGACTTTTTATTACGGTGTTTAAAAGGAACCTCTACTGCTAATACATCCCAACGAAGTTTAGGAAGTACATCATCAATGAAATAGATTCCAATATCTACACCAGCATAAATAGCGGCGTTTATTGCCTGCAAATCTAGCTCACCAAACAAAGCTGCTTGTTTCTCTCGTGCTATAATTTCAGGAACCACACTTGTCATCACGAATTCTATGCAAACCTGTAACCTGACAGGAGCCATATTATACATGGCTTGCATAGCTTCTTCAATCATCGCATGAGCAACTTCACCACGAATCATAGACTTGGAGAAAGAACGTGGTCGTAACTTTCTTATATAGCCAAGATACCATTGAGTAGGACATGTTAGATAAGATTGAATACTTGAAGCAGATACAGAAAGCATTTGGCCCTCCTTTTTATTTAGAGAATGTTTTGCAACTGCGAAACAAGCGTGCGCATCAAAGCTGTATTAAGTGTGTAGCGAACATCGCGGCTATCGTAAGTAGTTTTAATCAGCACACCTGCCTCAGAAAGACGCTTCAACTGTGGCCATGCTCCAAGATGCTTTTCAAGTTGCTCACAGATTTCATAGTGTGTCATGCCCACTTCACCTGCTTCAGAAACCATTTTAATAATTTCCCAGCGCAGCGGCAAGCCAAGCATTTTAAAAGCGTCGATCAAATTGTATTCAGTTACAGCAGTGTTAGTCATCTCTTGGTTATCCATTGTTTTACCTCTTCATTCCTGTGAAAATTTCATTATACATTTTAGTTCCGCGAACCGCAGTAATACTTTTTCCTGTGAGTTCGTCTCGATAAACAAAGTATGGAGGACCACCTTCACTGTGATCTTCAAGAGACCATGCCCCAGGTTTAGGATCTTCTTGCAAGATGTTCATACTTTCTTTAAAAGACGCTAAATCTTCTTTACTCCATTGTGCAAACCCCACTTCCTTTTTTCTTTGTAGATCACTAGCTACTTTATCCTTAGAGCGTTGCAGTGTTTCTTTATAAGGCCTATCAACATAAATTGTTCTAGGATTATGCTGAATCATTCTTACCATAAGACCACAGGCGGCAAGAATAATCAGGATAAGCATACCAGAATCTTCCATTAAACTACTCTTCCAAACGTTTAGATTCTTTATCCAACTCAATAAGATCACGCATTAAAACAACCCAACGTTCTCTCAGATTTGTGGGTAGCAGTTGTTTGTTGAGAGTTATCTCTTCTTGCGCAGCATCAAGATCTTTTTCCAAGATGTATTCTAGTATAGCTCCGCGAGAAGCACCTGTGATCTCAGCAACCTCACTCAAAAAATCTGCTACATCATAAGGAATTCTTACACTTTTCAGTTCCTCCCTTTTTCCAACTTCGACAACCTGTGCAACTTCTAGCGCAAGTTTATTAGCTGCTCGAATGATTTCATTCTGGGGGAATCCTAACAATGTGTGCTCAACATAACTTACGATAGTCAAACGATCTTCTCTAGTCTCTGAAATAGCATCCAAGTAATTTTGAATACGCTTGTGAAGAGATTTCTTTATCGTTACTACTTTTGTAAGCGGCCTTGTTTTTGCTGAACTATCTATGTTGAGTGCTTGTTCTTGAATCCAGGGAAAAATTTCTGGATTAGTTTTTAGCGTTACTAGATTGTCTTGGATGATGATAGTAGATATGATGTGCATTCTTGTTCTATAAGATGATGCCATATCTTTAACCCAAAGTTGCACCCATTTCGGTACGCCGAACGATCCCATTACTGTGAGATTTAGATCACTCAAGTAATCATAGGCTTCTACACTTTCTTCTGTAAGACTATTATTATGTTCACGAAACAAATAATCTAGCAAAGCTGCTGGTCTAATCTGCAAAGTTGTACAGAGTTCTCTAAATTCTTTTGCAACTGTGGCTTCGCATAGAATGCGTCCTCTATTTTTTGACATGCTCACTCCTTTTAAATCTTTTGAAAATCTACTGCCTCGGAGTAATACCCATTCGATCCCCCATACCAGCGAATCGTAACTGCTCCCCAAACAGTAGCCAGTTTATAAAATGTCCAAGTATAAGAATCAGAGGGATACTCTGGATGAGATGTTCCTTCAGGTGTTTCATCTTGATAAGAAATTTCTTCTGCTAATAGGATAGGTCCATGCCCAACAAGGTCATTAAGATCACCACAAATATCTTCGATATAAACATATTCGCAACACTCCTGAGTATGCCATAGTTTATATTGATCACCATTATCAACAGTAAAAATTATTTGTTCGTCATCATTAATAACTTCGACAGCAGTTAAAGTTTGTCCTTCTAGAATCTCGAATGAGTCCATTGTATTTCTCCTCTCGAATAGTACAACTATTCTAGCATACATTTGTGATCGTGTCAAGAAGCTTTCAGAGATATAACTGTTGCTGTAGAATCTTTCTTCACGCCCACCTTGTAAGATGTTACAATAAGTTCTTGATCCTCACACTCTTCCAGAGTATACTTACCTCCTACTACAGCACGCACAGCCTTCTCTGTGTCCTGCATTCCTACAGTCTTGCAGACTTGAATGTTTCCCTCAGTATAAGAAGCAGCAGGACCAGTAACGAGCACTACACACACTTCGTTTTTTATTTTTGCCATATATTTTGTACTCGTTCAGGCATAATATCTAGAAGAGCATCTACAGAGTTCCCAATGTCTACGATTAAAGATTTCTCAGTGAGCATTCCACCAGCCGTAGCCAACATTGAAACTGCCAGACGAATCATATAGTAAAGCATTTCTCTTGAAGGTATCTGTTTATTAGATTTATAAAAGATCTCTGTATTTTCAAACAGTTTCAAACTATGCAGAGCAATTCCTCGTTGGGCTGTCTCGATATAATCATATCCCCAAGAAAGTAACACACCATAAGTAGCCATGTATACAACAATCTCTGCAAAATCATCACAGAGTAGGTCTTCTTTAGGTAGAAGGATGTGAAGAATTTCGTGAGTCAGTGCATACATTCGATACTCTGTGTGTTGGTCAGCAGGAAGTACGATTGATTTGAAAAGCTTTCCTGTATTCAAACCACCTGTGTCTTTTGGTAAAACTTTATAAATAATTTTGTATCCGAGCAGAGTAGCAATCTTTTTTAATTGTTCAAATAGCTCTACTTCTGGAATCCTGTTAACTGTTTTACTCACTATACAAATCCTCCTGTTGGTTTAGAAAAACTCTGATCGCTAAAGCAATATCAGATTGCTCAAGCAAATTTTCTGTAAGCACTTCATAGACTTCTTGCAAGAGATTCAAGCTGGAAGCTTTAAAGGTTTCATCCACAGCAAAAGGACTAACGAACCAAGAAATTCTAGGCTCTTGGGCAAGTACACTATCTACTGTTTCAAGAATAGCAACACTCTCAGGATATAATTCTACAACATCCAGCGCTTCTTCAGAAGATTCTGCCAACACTAGGAATGTTTTCTGGTGTGTTTCATTATAGGCTACAACAAATTTGCTCATGTTTCCTCTCCTATAATAGAGAGCGCTACATAACTGTAGCGCTCTCTATTAACAATAAATTCTACTATTTACAAAAGTTCTTTATCATAATCAGTTGTAATCTCTTGCGGCTGATCTTCATAAGGTTCATCAGGAACCACACCTACAACACTAAAGATTGTTTCCTTTACCTTATAGATGCCGCGCAGTGCTGCGATCCAGGCTAGACAATCTTTTTCCATCGCATCAATATCACCAGCAGTGAGCATAAAAGCTTTTTGCTTTGTGTTAGAAACTACAGTAGCCAGGACTTTTTCATAGTGTGAAGTAAGTTGGTCGATAGGATTCATTTGAGTAGTCATTGTTTAATCTTCCTCATCATCTGTGTGTGTAAAATTTTTAAGGTACAGTTCGATCTCGGAAATAATATCCTCTTCCTCTACGTCATAGTCTGGAACTCCTTCTTGTATGTCTGAATCGTCAGTAAACATTATACGTGTCTCCTCATCAAAGTAGGATTCTGATGAGAGAAACTTTGGCTTTTCCTGTGGTGAAAGTAAAGCCAAAAGAATCCAAGTTTCTGCTGTCTGTTTTAGAAAACGAACATCATCACTAATCATTGTCTTAGTACACAGTATCACTTCACCATCTGTTTTATAAGTAAAAGAATAGGCTAGGATATAAAGAATATAATCTTTTTCTATAACACTTTTTGTTATGGAAGCTGAAGGATGTTCTACAACTTTTCCTTGATAGACCACTACTGCACGTAAATATTTGTCCTCTAGTTCGTGTCCATAATCAGTAAGCGCTGAATCAAAACTACTTCCTAATGTTTTTTCAATGCTGTGATTTACCCAAGAAATCTCTAGCATATATTCTCCTCTCCGATAAGTTTTACCATCTTGTCTGAGATAAAGCATTCATCAAACTTAGTCCTAGCCCAGCGAACTTTCATATCTTCAGTATTTCCGCGATAAGTCAAATCAAAAATCATCATAGATCTATATCTTTTAGTTTTCGCATCTTTAGATATTGCAGATCGCATTGCTTGATACGCTGCTAAAGCTGTAGCATATTTCTGTTCTCGGAAATCATCATCCTTATAACCAAACAACCAGAGAGCAAATACAGGTGGTGAAGAAGTTATTGCTTGGTCATTGATAATTTCTTTCAACTTTTTATTATGATCTTCTTGCAAAAGATACTTTGCAACTGTGTTTGCTACCTCTACAATATCAAAGCGCACCAAGTTAGCTACTTTATTTGTAGAGAACAACGCTTGATGAATAAGCGCAGCCAAATCTTTTTGTTTTGTGTCCATACTTTCTCCTAGTAAATACTAAAACTATAATAGCATAATTTTTCGATGATGTCAATAACTAAATCTCTGGTTCAGTATCCTTAATCAATGAGGACACCAACTCAATAGCACAGGATTTACAGATAGTCATAGCGACTTGTTCTAGTGCTGGCTCTTTATCCCATCCTTTAGGATATTTTTCTTCGAGTTCGTCAAGCTGAATCGTACAGTGTAGAGGTTTTGTAGACACAGGTTGTGTGTTCAATAGAACAACCAACCATGCTTTTAGTTGGATAGAATTAGCTAAGGCAGACTGCACTTCCCAAATAATAAACGGTGCAATACTTTCGAGTTTATCTTTTAGTATTTGTTTCATTCTGCTGAATTTCCTCGTAGTTCTTCTTCCCACACCAGCATTTCATCTGTAAGCAATTCGTCGCTGGCAAATCTCAATTGTTCCTCTGTGTAATTATCAAAGTATTCCTCATCAATATCTCCAGGACTAATCGAAAGCCAACCAACAATTTCTGAAAGCGATTGGTTAGAAGCAAAATCATATAGAGGCGAAGGATAAAAATCATCACCAGAGAATAGTAGATCACCTTTATAATAGAAATTATAGGTGAGCTTCCACCTAGATTGAAACGTTCCTTTACCATCAAGCACAGGTTTGCCAAGAGCGATAATAAAATCTCCTTGCCAATCCCAAGCAACAATATCCCTAAGCTGCATCACCTTCTTTCTATTGATATGGATGTCTTGTCCTAGTTTAAACTTTTCAAGAAGTGTACGACCTTTAAAAGTTGTAGGATAATTACTCATCTTCATCTCCTTCATCTTCCCAAGTGTAATCATCTTCATCATCTGCTTCGTTATCAACATTACTATCTTTAAGCTCCTGCATATAATCAAGTAGTTTATCTATATTACTATAAGCGTAATTTCCTAGAATTTCTCCCCATACTGCATCGAAATTTTCTTGCTCATTCCAAGACAAATCTTGTTCTGCGTAATCAAACCAGTCTTGGAAGTAGTATCGAACACCAATAATATTCCTATCACTATCAAGCTCTACGATAAAACCATCAGCAGGACCACCCCAGGACAGTTGCACTTGTACAATAAAAACAGTATGAAAATTTACATCTTCCACATTCCAAGCAGGTGCTTGAATATTGAGCACTCCTTCCATATAATTGTCATACAAATCTTCGTATTTTTTATAATCGTCATCATCTGCATGATCTACGATCTCGTTAATATCCTGCATTGCACTAGCCATATAATCTTGAATACGTTCTGCACAAGTTGCCATAATGTTAGCCCTTCTTTACTGTTACATAAATCATAGCTACTAGAACAATTAAACTACAGTAGAGACTCTTACATATAATAAAAGTCATCATAATCTTTTCGCTCATTTTATTTCATCCTTTCCATATCACTTAAAAGTTGTGCGATCATAGAATCACTAGACTGATCCAATTTATTATACTCTACATAGGCTTGACCAAGTATAGGAAAAGCCAGCATAAACATTCCCAAACCTGCTACAGCATACGCTCTATGTTCTACCTGTGCATGTTTATCAAGACGTTTGTTCAACCAATTCATAAAGCTCCAAGCATTTACAGTCCAGATAAATTCTGTATACATACTCACAGGAAGCATACCGCGAATTTCTTCCCTCCTCCATCTGTGTGATGCAAGCATGTGTTCGTATCTATCAATACTCATCTCTGTTTGAAGAATATACTCTGCGTGTTCATGGGTTACTCGTTCATCTAGAGGATTCTGGTCGCTATCTACAACACTATAATCTCCTCGCCTGTGGAAACTTTTAATATATTCATCAACACCAGGATTCCAGCGAGGAACATAGTAGCTACGTTCTGCGACTGTGTAGCGCAAACTTTTTTCGCAAAAAGTTCCTATCCTATGTCGCATCCACTGACGTGCTACAAAAATTGGTAGCTTAACTTTCCAGCGCATAACAATATGTTCTAGTGGTGTGTTATGCCCAAGCTCTAAAAGTTTTTTAAGGAGCTTGATGTCTTGATTATCTCCTGTAACTTCTGTACCTGTACAAATTCTAGCTGCTTCTATAGCTACCATCTCTGAAAAATTTCCTTCCAGAGACATATAACCAGTGTGATCGAGCACTTGTGCATACCGATCTTCAAGAAAATAAATGTGCATATTACTCCTTAGTGATGACTTGAATATTCATACTCATCGGTAGGAAATCCTTCGCTGTACAATCTGTGCTTAATCCATCCACCCTCCCAATTTTTATGTCCTTCAAAATTATTGTCTGGCTCATTCAGCAATGAGGAATAAAAGTAGAAACTATCTTGTGCTCCATCTTGAACTACATGCAAGACTACTCGTTGCCCATCAGAGCTATTTCGCATCACTCGCATTTCATCTTGAATACAACGCTTAAGTGTCGGCCACCAAGGAGATTTTCTCATATGCTGCATATTTTCTTTTGTTTTATCTGTACTAAATACCAGACGAGTTCTTGGTTTGTGTAGACGAGCAAGTTCTTTAATTTTTGTAGGCTCCATAGATACGTACTCATCATTCGGGCACATATTATAATCCATCCACGCAGCCAAGTGTTCTCCAGGAAATACTACAGTAATAATATCTCTGGTGCCTACTGTTGCTACATTAAAACCATGAGGAGAAATCCTAAACATCACCTTACAAATATCCTCGAAAGCTACAACTTTGGAATAATCTACTTCTCCTCTCAAATGGTTCTTAAACATCCTGAAAGTTTTATCTGAGTAAAAGTAAAAGCTCTCTGAATATTTTGCTCCTTTCACTTGAAAATTTATAATCGTATACACAGGTGGTTGTTCACCTGTGTAACTAGTTGCCAAAAATCTACGTATTTTAAATGATTCAAGATTGCAGTTCATACTAACCTCCTGTAGTTCTCCTTATACCAACAAGCGACGTTCAAGATATTTCACCAACATCTTTACAACTTCTTTTGTAGTACTTTCTTTAAACATCATACCTTTCTCTTTATAATGATTAGGAACATTAACATCTTCTGGGTTCGAGCACAGCATCATCATAGCAAGAATATCATCGTGAATAAGTATACCCATTGCATGTTCTTTCATAGCATTTGTTAGTAGACTGGGTACATAATATTTTTCTTCGATGTGAGAGAGCAAATGATTATCTGCCGTAGTATCTCCTAGCGATTCTCCTTCTTGAGTATACATACTACAGAGCCAACAATCACCACCATCTGGAAGAGGAATTTTTTGATTTGCCAATTGCTTGGCAAACGCTTTAGCATACTTGCGAATATCTTTTTTCAATTGTGTTTGATAATTAAACTTTTCAATACTCATACCCCCTGTGACTGTACCATCTGCATGAATTGTAAGACCATTTTCAAATACTGCTTTTCGATCTTCTTTATCCCAGCCTGTGCCAAGAAACCACATACCTTTATCAGCTACCAACCGATAAGGTTTAGGAAGAAACATATTCATACGACCTTTGGTCAGTGGAGTATGCCAACCACCAGAGTCAAGAATAATATCTCCATTATCCTTGAGCGTTACAATATCTGTGGTGTGCAAACGAATAACAATCGTGTGCTCATCCTCACGAATAACTCTGGTGTTATTCATAAAAGGTCGGTCTGTTTTATCCCTTCCTTTCAACAAATATTCTGCTGCACACTCGTAACCATAATCAGCGTTCCGGCCCTGTGTAAAATATCCATTAGATGTCATGTTATTTATTCTCCTTAATCAAATAGTCCACAGTATTTTTTGCTTCAGACAATGCAAACTCTTCACTGATAAAACCATAACCATCTGCTACACAATCATCATCATCCCATACATAATCCTCCTCTTCTTCTACACAAGGATAAATTTCATACTTGTAATATTCTCCTCTCAAATATCTATCATAAGTATCTACCTCTTGCCTTAAATATTCTTCTCCTCTCTCGATAAGTTTCTTGGACAACTTCTTGCGCTTGAATTCTTTTTTCAAATCCTCATAGGTTATATAAATAAATCCTATCTGTCCGCTATCCCAAGGATCACAGAAAGGATAGTGACCACTAGAAGTAGACATACTGATTCCATTGTGATCATAAAGATAAAGAGGAAGCACGAGCGCAACTTTATTAAACACTGCCATCAATTCTTCTAGCGTAGCACCCCAGTTATAACCAAGCTGATTTCCTTTTCTTTCGCAATAACGTTCAAGTTTATCATACAAATCTTCATGATTGTCAGCCAAGAAAAAATAGATAAAATTTTCTGGACTGTTGTGCTTATGCTTATCTCCTAGAATATATCTATTGTGCCAGCACATCATCGTTCCAAAGTTATCCCACTCTCTAGGCGACTCGTCTTGATACACTTCATCATAATTAACAACAATCATGTGACCTTTGTAAAATTCTTCTAGCAGACTCATTGCAAACTCCTTAATATATAATCTACAATTGGTTCCAGGTATGTGAGAAACAAACAACCAAAGATAATTAAAACACCGAGACATCCTTCACGTCTCGGTGTTTTCTTGGAGTAGTAGTAATTCATTTAAAATTCAATTGCATAAACCAAGTTGTATCCATCACCACAGAGTTTTCAGAAAACCAGAGTTCTATAATCTCTCCATCCTTTTCTTTAACCAAAAGAGATTGAATGTCTTGTACTTTATATCCTGTAGAATGTACAAGGTCTGCAACATCTAAAGTATCAATGACCAGTGTATAAGTATCAGCAAAACTTTGCGCTTGTCTTTCTGCCCCATCAAACGGAAGTATTGCGTATTCATCATCATCAATAATTCTTTGATACTCATCAGGCAGTTGTCGCAAAGTTCTTACATAAGCCTCGCTTGTTACTTGTTGTTGTTCTCCTACAAGATCAAGATCAATCACTATAGCCTCTACATAATCTGTTTTAAAGTATACTTCATCAACCATACCACCAGAGACAACAATAATAATCTTTTCCATGTTAGTTATTCTTTCCCCTCATTATAAAACTTGATTACTCTTTCTTGAATATTAGGATCAAGAGCAGTAAACATTTTTGCAAAATGTTCAGCACACATAATCGCTGCATCACGAGTAAGACAAAGATGTGTCAGTACAGTATCCACATAACCATTCACATAAGAAATTCTAATCTTATAAATATAATTCTCCTGATTAAATATACTTTTTTCCTGAGTAACGAAGATCCAATAAGCCCAACCTGTGTAAGGTTGTTCAATAAGCGTTGTCTCAAAATATTCCATCGTATCTTTACTAAAGAAATATCTACCTGCGTTTTTATTTGCTTTCTTTAATTTCTTGCATGAGTAATCTTTTCTTGGTTTAAGAAGATACATTTTTACTTGTCTCCCAGATTCAGATTCAAAGTAATTGTAGGTTTTGATTCTTCTTCTTGTCCTAGTTCTGAAGGAACGAACAAAGATAATGCTGCATGTTTTGCTTCAAATTCTACATCTCCTGAATACATACAGAACGCATAAGATTGTTTATCTGTATCCTCTCGATAAACTACAGCATCATAATCATTCACAGGAATAACCCACAACCTAACACATTTTTGATTCTGCACAGGGATGCTGTAAGGTGAATTTCCAATCCTCAAATCTATACCTACTGAAATATACGGGCCTTGGTATACATCATAAGGTTTTAATTCACCTCCTACAGCTTTAGCAATTGCTAGATGGATATTCCACACATCACCATTAGAATCTTTTCCAGTTTCAGGATTGATCCAAGACATTTCACCAGTCATAATTATTCTTGCTCCTCATCTTCTTGTTCTTCTAGTCTTAACAATTCTTCTTTGCGCTCATCGAGATAAGCATACTCATCCTCTAAAAGTTCTTGACAATAAGAAAGAATCGTTTCCAAATCTTCTATATTATCTTGCAAATTCTGTGGAAAAAGTGCGTCAGGTCTTTGATAATATGCTCTAGCCATATCATCAAGACAACGTCCTGTATCACAAAGTATATCTGTGTAATGTTCACAATCTTCTAGCGAATTTAGTTCTAGTTCGTGTGCCATCTTTTTCTTTGCTCCTCTTGTTGATTAATAAATTCTTCTTCTACAGCTTTAGGCCAACCCATATCCAGCAAATCACCACCTTCCATAAGATAACTTTCAGCAATTTCTTTAGCTGTCAGATATTCATCGTTAATAGAAATTCTTTCTCGCATATAATTATCTACAACGAGATCATACATACCAACCTTTCTAATATTTCCGTATGCTTTACCACCATTTTCCCACCAAGCATCTAACCACCAATCTTTCATTTGCTTGGCACAATCAAATGCTTCAGACAACGTTCTACAAATTTCCACATTATCTGCCATACATCCTGGCATGTATTGCGCTACAACATAAACTTTGTATGCTTTTTCTTGTTCCACAATTATTCTCCTTTAATTTTTCTATCTTTGCTCACGCTTAATTCTATCCAAGTTTTCTTGTGCTTGACTATAACGATCTCTCGCTGCCTTATCACCAGCGTTTGCCATATTATGAAAAGCACACAACAATCTAACCTCTGCGCGTTCTACTCTTTTTTCATAATCAGTTTTAGTATTATGATCTACCCACTTCATTTTACTTACTCCTCAAAATCTTCTGCGCTAAACTCTGGCCAAATAATCTGTGCATACTTGCGACAAACTTTTCCTTTCTTTGCTTGAAGCAACCAAATATCATCACGCTCATCACCATATGCTGAAAGTTCAAAGACATACTGTGGAAAGTTTAGACTCAAATTTTCCATATCAAATTCACAGGAGGTCCAAGAAATTTGTGATCCTTCACCACACATAAGCTGTGCTACAGTATGATCATAACTATTCACCACACAATCCAAAATATTTAGAGGCAATGTGCTGAAATTAGGATGACCTACAACACGCAACCAGAAATCATAATTGTATCCCATGTTATTTATTCTCCTAGCAAGAATGTTTCGTTGAACAAACCAGATAGATTATCAGGAACACCGTGCTTTACAATAAATTCTTTCACAAGTTCTACAGGCACATAACTATACACAGTCCATTCAGCACACATACCATTACCACTATATTCCTCAAACATTTCATCTTCGAGACATGCAATTTCTACATGTGTATAAGGTCCAACATTATTTCGTGGTTCACAGTAATGAATCCAAGAAGCCTGAACAGAAATTTCTGTACCATCCTTACAAGTAATGAGCGGTCTACAATTTAGTATTGGCGAAGAATTAACCAAACTAAACTCATCCATTTTATTATGCTCCTTAGCTAGAGAAAGAACGTCCAATCATTACTTCATCACTATCGTTACTCACACGAATAAAAATTCCTGTGTAAGCGGAGTCATACAAAACAGCGTGCCATTCGAGATCATTATACACAGGGTGTGGTAGCAGCTTGTAAAAATCGCTAAAGTGATAAACATATCCTAGACTGTCTGCAAAGTAAGGCCCACTTTGTTCTACATCCCAATCATAATCTTGATCTACTTGTTCTTGTTGCTCCTCTGTAAGTTCGTAATAAGAATAAATAATAGGTCGCCAAATATTATCAGTTGAAAATTTCGTAAGCATTTTAATATTCTCCTATACTACCAGCGTTAAATCAGATTTAGCTAGAGCTTCTGCATCCGCGACATATGACATATGTGGATTATTTTTTCCATACTTGGCAAATACTTTGGCTCCTCTCAAAGTTCTAAAAGCACCAATAACATACTTGAATTTATCTCCATGAGATTCTTCTGTAGGTTTTACAGAAGAGCGAAACACTTGATAAGTATTGTCTACAATACTACAACCAACGTAAATCATTTTAATATTCTCCTATAGCTGCGATGCTTACCAGCAAATCACTATACACACGATCCGAGATAAAGAATCCATCTGCTGTGGGTGTAGATTGCAGCACAATAATATCTCGTGCTTGTTGTTTTTGTACCATCAGAATATATTCATTCACATCCACAATTGGATCTGATTCTATCTCTTGCCAGACAGACAAGAGAATCAAACCAAAGACAAACATAATCGCCAAGGCTACGACAAGTGTTTTATTGACGGACATTTTATTTAACTCCTGTGTAATGGTAGATAAAATTCTTTTTGTTTTTCTGTTTACCTTTCTGCTTATCAGAATTTCTCACATCAGCAGCTACCACAGCAACAAGATACATAGTAAGCACGAATAGAATAATCATTGTTGTTCTCTCCATTCTTGATGAAGTTTTTCAGTATCAACACTACAGGATTTAAGTTTAGCTATAAGCAATTGTTCGATCTCAATTAAATTCATATAAACACCATCTAATAGATTATCTATTTTTTCTTCTCCTATATACTTTGTGTTTCCTATAATATGTAGCATATCACGAAGAACAAAGAATTGTTTGCGTGCTTTTTCAAGATCGAATTTGTCTGGCATTAGAATTCTCCTTCTGCATAATTAGCTTCATCCACATAATCATCACAAGCAATTGAGTAACAAGTGTGAACATCTTGAGGCCAACTATATTCTGGTTCTTCTCCTTCATCTAGAAAATATAGTGCGATGGTATAAGGATCAAGCACAACTTCTTCGAGAGTGATGGTCACAAAACTATTTAAATCCACATGCTTCATGTGTAGTTTTGTTTTTGTGAAAAATATGTTCATGTATCCAAGCGCCGATGCTTTTTGTCCACAGGTTCTAAAATATTCCTGTGCATCTTTGAGCCACAAGAACACTTTACTTGTATCCTCTCCAGGATAAATTTCAGATACCCTATAACAAGAAATCATGTTCGACATTTTCTTTTCTCCTCTGTATACTAGATAATCAACACAGCTTTGTGATCCAAGAATAAATCCTGGATCACAAAACCTTGGTGATTATATTTTACAAAACATCTGGAGGATTTCTACCCTGTGCGTAGTATTTAAAATCATCCAAGAGAATTTGTACATACTCCTCTAATTTTTTTCTTCTATTTGTGACAACAACTCCTGGCATACGTTCTTTGAGAAAGGCTTTATATTCGATCAAAGCCTCAAGGATAATATGTGCTTCTATATTATCCAGCATAATCTCTACATAATCATGACTCATGTTTTATGCTCCTTGAATTTCGTCTGTGAGACCATCAATATGTTGCACAAATTTATCTGCCAATATTTGTACATGTCCAATCAGACCAGATATATCATCATCCAATTCTCTATCCGAGCTAAGAAAATTGGTTTCGATATAAGGCAGAGCGTTTAATTTTACTTGCATAAGGTCCAAGAGATCGAAAGTTTCTTGCATGTTTTCCAGCATTACTTGTTTCTTTTCTAGTTCAGTAGTCATGTTCTTTTCTCCTTACAGATAGAATTTAATCGTCGCACATCACAAAGTTAATTAGCACATCTGTTACACGAACAATAGCTACTTCATAGAGTTCATAAAATGTTCCAGGATCAATATTTTTCCAAGTATCCTCACAGTCGCACCACCTCCATTGTACAGCCCAAAGATTTTCTTCTGTTTTATGCAGACGCAATTGTTTAATACCGCAATCAACTACAAATTCTCGGTGCATGTTCTTTTCTCCTTACAGATACAGAATAATCAACACATCTCTATACTGTAAGAATAAATCTTACAGTATAGAAACTTGGTGATTATCACAGGCTACATATATCTTGTATCAGTTATATTATGCTCCTCATATAATCTGCGTCTTTCCCAATTTACAATTGTGGCAAACACTTGCTCGATTGTCATACAAGTATACACAGATTCGATCCAAGTTTTTTCTTCAGCCCACAAAACAACTTGGTAAACTTTATTTCCATCTTGCTCATGGCTACATACATTGTATCTGCAATCATCCATCAGCAATGTGCGCCTTGGAAATTCTAGACCATGAATAAATTTATCACTATAAGTATATGGTAAACCCTTACTCATATCATTATTTCTTGGTCGCATTTTATTTACTCCTCGCTTTGAGCATATTTTTCTATGTGTTTAGCCAATGCTTTCAACGCTTTTTTGTAACTGGTATAACATCCTAGTTTAGTAAAATGATATTCTCCTGCATTTTCATATAATACTGATGTATCTTTTGTTTCCCATGTATCCAGATAATAAACTCTATTACAAAAGACAACCTTGAAAGATTTGTTCATTTTATTTACTCCTTGTGTGTGTGTGTGTGTGTGTGAATTATTACCAAGCCTGAGCCAGCATACGGTTAATCTTTTTAATTTGTTTCTCCAAAGATTTCTGATGTTTTTCTTCACGTTCCTGCTCTGCAATTTTTGCTGCATTTTTCTTTCTCGTTTGCATAATAGGTCCATCCTCGACATACCCTACACCCGCCAAAATTGCAGTACCAAAATCATCATACAAATCATCCACAGCCGCGTTGGTGTATGTAATTCTACCGCCCACAAGAATCACAGTAGGGTCATCAGAATATCTCGCATCCTCAATAATCCAATCCACATCCGCATATGCCATTTGTTCTCTTGTCCAACGAAATTTTCTTTTGCTATACGTCGCCACCTCAATATACAAGTTAGGATTTTTAATCACAGTCGCCAGCATTGCCTCAACTTCTGTAGGACGATCATCTCTAGTGTGCTTGCTCATTTTCTTTTCTCCTATATGCTAGATAATCAACACATCTCTGAGCTAGATATTTTATTATCTAGCTCAGAAACTTGGTGATTATTTATTCCTCACCACAAATAACTTCCATCTGAGGCATACAACTATACGCTACACCAGTTTTTGCTAGAAACTCAAAATATTGTTCAAAGGCTTGTTGTACATCATCAAATTGTTCATATTCTGCTGTGAAAACATCTTTTCCTAGTCCTTGACAGACAATCACAAAACAGTATTTGCGTTCAACATAATGACACAACATAACTTTGCGGTAGCCAGGAAAAACTGAGTACATAATAGGGTTCTGCATTTTACTGTCCTTTCAGGACGTGATTTTTTGTGTAACAAACTTGTATTTGTTTGTACACATTTGGATTTTTGTGTAGCACTTTGCTACACAATGTGAGAAAACTTACAATAGAAAACTCGATAAGCTATAATTAACTAGAACAAAGTTACACAAACTTGTTCTAGTAGAATTACTTTTGAAAACGTGTAGTTTTTTAAATTACCTGGAGACAATAACAATAATCTACTATGAGATCGCTTATATGAAATCGTCTAAATAAATCCCACAGGGCGTAGAAAACTATAACAAACCCAGCGAAATTTTTGATCACGTTACAGCTTTTGCGTATTAGCAGAAAAGTTGTAATAACCTTACTGTTATTTACTGTTTCTTGAAAATAAAACTGTAATAAACAGTAGGAAAATTACAGAGTGTGCGAATGTTTTTGCTATTTTTCTAATTGGCTATAATAAACAGTAGGAGTATTACAATTTGTGCTAAAGTAAATTTGTAATAATCATACTGTTGTTTGCTGTCACTTAATTGGGCTTGGGAACACAATAAAAGTGTGTAACGTGAAAGTTGAGATATACAATGTAAGAGTATGTAAAACAATAACCAGTGTAGATAAATTACATGGTTGTTTAATTTTTCGTTGTAGATTCGATTTTTCTAAAGTTGCAATACACTAGGGATAAAGAGAATATAGGGGGGTCATTTCTTTTTTTCTTTGGAAAGTGTTTACACCACCTGTACTATATCTAATAACAACAATATATTGTAATAATAATACTTTAGTGTGTATTAAATTTTGACGCCTTATTGTTATTTAAGAAAATGGTGTTACATGTAATAAGTTAGATCGAATTGGCTATATGCTCACAATATAAAGACCGTAAAAGACAGTATTTACTGTCGTTTCCAGCCAATTACACCATTTCAAAAAGTATGTAACTTTTCGGCTTATTTTTTTATAAATGACAATAATAAAATAGGGGTGTACCCCACAAAACTGATAAACTGTTACTTGACATTATCATTATTCGAAAAAGACTGTAACGAGGTAGTGAATTAATACCCAATCCACATTTTTGTATTCTACCACTATTCTTTTATTGTTTATTACTGCGAAAATTTAACTTTACCGTTTTTCGGAGTAATAAACAGTAAAAGAATAGTGGTCAACTCGTAAACAAATTCATCTATAACCGCTAAGCAAACGAGAATTGACAATACAATAACACAAAAGTATATATACAACTTGTAAACTATTACAGATATTATCAAATTGCTACGTCATTTTGAAAGTTTCTGTAATAAAATGGGTTTCGATTTTTCAAAATTACTTTCGTTTTCACTTTTTGTAACCAAAATCCTGCAGCATTTGCTGCATTTTTCATCTTGAAATGCAGTTTTTCGCCTATAATGATATGCACAATAAAAAACCACAATATATTTTTGTAATATATAGTCATATTACGTAATATTTATGTAATATGAAAAATGAAAGTTTGGGACAATACATATAGGCGCGGAAAAATCCCCCCTGTGAGCCAGGGGGTTCTTGACTAACTTTATTAACTTTATCAACTTTGTCAAGAATCTTTTTTTATGGTTATGCGAAGTAAAATATTTTTTCGCATAACCATAAAATTTTAGGTGCGCTCGTAGTTATGCGAAGGCAGCCAGCGATAGGTGCGGAACGACGTTCCAGAGTTAACTGGCACCTTTTTAGAACGTGTGTTCTATGTCTTTTTAGGCGCGTGCTAGTATATGCTAACAGTCGTGCCATTATTATAGCCTAGGATATGCTAAGCTTTCGTTTGCTTTCGGGAACTTTAAGAATTTGCGCGTTTTTTGTTCGGCTTGTCGGCTTGTCGGCTTGTCGGCTTGTCCTTCTTTCTGCTATGTGAGTATAGCTATAAAGTACTAGATGACTAGTACCCTATAGCTATACGACGAGTAGAACACTCGTCGTATAGCAGCACCAGGCTACACGCCTAGCAATTGCCCTTACTGCACGTCTTGCCCGTTGTCAGGACGATAAACAGCGATAGCTTCTGCTATGCCAGTCATAGGTATACCCAACAAGGCAGCGCCCAATTGGTTAACTGGTGTGGGTTTGCGGTTACCTTGGGCGTTGTTGGCCATGTCTAGCACTGTCATGGTGATGTTTAGCCCGTTTGCGACGAGACTGTGTCCTTCACAGTTTTTGCGTGTGCGCAATTGACAGTATACGTCTTGCTTACTTGCATTTTGCTCGACAATTACTTTATCACGGTCTAGTGATACTGCCATAAACAACGTTTGGCCGACAATCGCATAGTTGATGTTATCAGTGTATGGGATAGTCGGTGCTGGCTTAGCTTCTGTGACATTTGGCGTGCCAACGCTAGACAAGGCGCGTTCTAGCATTGCCTTAAGCGATGCAATATCATCTTTTTGTGCTGCAATTGCGTTTTGTTGCGCGATATTATCGGCATGTTGTTGTTGGATAATTTGCATCAATTGTTCGTTATTCATGGTTTCATCCTCTTTCTCTTTTGTTGTGAGTATAGACTCTAGTTTTTCATCGACGGTGCTCTCATGCACGCGTGTAGCATCTTGCATCAGTGCTGATGCATACGCTCGCAGGCATTGCGCGACGGCTGATGCTTGGCCACTGCGACGTGCCAGTGCCATAGGCGACAACCCGAGATCATTGTTTACCATTATCCTATAATCTTTATCCTTTCTACTACTCGATCATAATTGACACACCATAGCGCACTAGTACGCTAGTACGCTATAGCTTGGCAATTATTTTACAACAACAAGAGCGTTTGGGTTCTTGATCGCATACGGCCAAGTATTGGTGCTTTTTTCAGCAAAATATACTTTATTGGTGCTAACAGTCTGCAATAGAATACAAAAAGAAGTAGCGTCGCAATACCCACAAAAGCGGCGAACGGTGCGTTTTTTACCACTAGGCAGAATAACACCAACATAATAAAACGTGTAAAGCATGGTAGATTGTACTCCTCTATTTTGTTTACATAATTGACACACCATAGCGCACTAGAATCCTAGTACGCTATAGCTTGGCAATTATGGCAGCACCTCTAAAGCATCATTGAACGTGATAACCTCATTATACATACGTGTATCATAGTCGTATTCATAGATTTTGATCATGGTACTATAGCCATGATCACGCGCGAATTCTGCACACTCGCATACTAGCACGTAGGCGTCCAGTAGTGTGGTAGCAGCATCTTGACCAAAGCCAGCGTAATCATGAACCATGTAACGTGCTATATTATCCATTATTTTACTCATTAGTCGTTTCTTCGGATATAACACACTCGACATAAGCATAAAATCCCCACTCGACATACTTCAACATAAAAGAGATAGCATCATTAGCCACGGATGTAGTGTGTACGAGACTCACTGCCGCATCTTTGGTTATCGCTGAGTATACAGTATAGATTGGCATGCTTTCTTCCCCCGCACTAGAGACTAGACTAGATTAGCTAACAAGTAAAGTATAGCACGATCTGCCTATGCTGTCAAAACTGGTTTTTTTATGCTATGCAATTGCGTCTATGATAGATAACATTTTACAATCTTGATCATTTTGCTAAACATTGCGTACTTGATAAAATTGCGCGTTTTGTTTGCTCGTTTTGTTAGCCTGGCAATGATGTGTTGGCGTGGCAATGGTGCCTATTTGTGCGCAAATAGTGCGCAATTGTAGCCAAGTTGACATAACGGATTATATTCTATTGCGTCCTATTGCGTCCTATTGCGTCCAATTCTAAAAAAAGATACCCTTACTATAGTACCCTTAAAACGTCGCCAAACGTGTATTATGCAACATATCGAATATTCGATAGTATGAATACGATAATCACATACTCGCATGCACACATACTCGCATGCACACATACTTGCATGCACACATACTTGCATGCACACATACTCGCATGCACACATACTTGCATGCACACATACTTGCATGCACACACACTCGCAT